ACACCGGAGAGTCAACAACTGTCAACATACAGCTTTTTGGCAATCAGTTTGTTTTGACAAAATCAAAACCTACCATCACAGCAATCACCAACACCAGCGACAACCCGCTCTACCAGCTCCAAGCTGGGCAGAGTTTTAAGGTTACCACCACCGGCATCGATGCTGGCGACGCGAGCTACTCGATGCGCGTGTACGACGATAGTGCCGCTGCGATTGCACTCACGCCTACCAGTGAGACAGGTGATGCAACCGGCTTGACGGCTACCATTGAGGTGCCGGGTGGTACGCCAGCGGGGGAGTACAGCATAACGGTTGCACGCGGTGACGGGGAGAGCGTGGTTGGAACCAATTCATTAACTCTTGTTTCCTCAAACACACCACCATCAATATCAACAGTAAGCACACCGACATCAATTGGAACCATAGTAACAATCACCGGATTGAATTTTGGAATAACTCACAATGAAAGTGGGGTTGTTATTGGTGGATATTGTTGCAATGTTGTCTCTTGGTCCGATACAGAAATAAAGGTAATACTAAACGAAAATATATCAGTTGGAACATATAATATAACAGTAATAACAGACGATGGTGATTGTGAAACATCTGAGGATGCAATTACTATAATATCAGATGTTAGTCCAGACTCTGATTACACAGCCACGACTGGGCCAGATAGTAAGGAAAATAGTTCTTTTATTGTACCAGTAGGAGAAAGTAAGTCTTTGGGTACTGTGGTCTTGAATTCTGGAACTTTTCTTATATGGTGTACATCAACACCAGAGGTTTCTATTGGTGGAACCACTCTGTCTTTAACACAGTATGAATCTGATTATGATGCACCGGAAACTTGGAATATGTATTATGCCACTGGATTGACTGAAAGTGGAACCCTTGTTGTTTCTGCTACTGGTATTAATAAATCTTATGCAGATATAAGGGGATACAATTCAACAATATCATCTGGTGCCCTGAATTATCTGTTTAAAGATATGGTTCAAAACAACGGCGATTCTACATTACCTTGGTTCTAATATGATTAACAACAAACCTTTTACAGTATCAAAAAATGATCCAGAATCTGTTGCTAAAGGAAATTCCTATAGTATAACTCAGTTGTGGAATCAATTCAATAAAATAAAAAAAGACTTAGTTAATGTCAAAGAATTCTTTGATTTTAAAGAACAATTGTCTGATTTGTTGGATAAAAATAAAAAGAAATTGTATTTATCAAAGAACGAAGACTATAAAGTAGATTCTGTGGTTGATGTTGTGTTGGTTGATTGTACTACATCAAATATAACAATAACATTACCAAAAACTCAATATAATGAAGGTAAAAATATTTCTATAAAGAAATTAGATTCATCTTCAAATAATGTTATTGTTAATTCATCAGATAATGTTGAGGGATCTTCTTCTTATTCTTTTAACATCCAATATGAATCATATACATTTATGGCTACTCAATTGGGTTGGTTGATAATAAATTGACTTCTCTTTTTATTTGGACTATATTATTATAACACGTTTTTAAAGGTATATTATGTCTATTGCATCACAAAGAAACCCACTAACCGGCGAAAAAGAATTAATTAATATCAGTGCTGGTGATACTTTTTATCGTATTGGTGGAGAAGCCGCTAATAGATATGCTAGTCCCGATCCTGTTGTTGTAAACCCACCATCTTCGTTTGTTTCCGGTGTTTCTTCATTTCCAACACCTCTCCCCCAACAAAATTCGTTTTCAGTTCCACCACCATCTTCGATCAATGTAGGTGGACCACAATCACAGACGGTTGAAAAAGCACCAGATGTAAATTTACCATTCACTACGAATATAAGTAACGTAAATGAGGCTGAATCTTCCGTTTCTGAGGGTATGAATGCGGTACAAGATTCAATACAAAACATAACAAATATAGGTAATCAAGATCCCCTGTTAAGAGCCTCTAGATTTAGAGATGATAGGTCTACATCTGAAGCTGAACAGCAAAACACTAGGGCGTTGGATCTTCTTGAACAGGGTGCAACTGAGGGATTTGAAGTTGATAGACAGATGCGCAATCGTGCCCTACAAGAAGCTGATCTATCCGGTTCCGCTAATATTTTGGCTCAATCACAGCGGGCAGCAGCAGATCCATTTATGACCGAGGGTGCAAAACAGGCCCAGATGTCTGAACTTAATAGACAACAAGGTATAGCTAGAAGTAAACTTTCTAGTGATTTGACTATTGCTGCTCAAGAAAGAGCTTTTAATGCACTAAATAGTCTTGTTGACGCTAGTTTAAATAGGGCTACTCTTGATGAACAACAATATCAGGCTGATATAAATAACGCATTTAAACAAATTAATCAAGAATTAAGCGCCGCCGTGTCTGCTGGTGAAATTACAGTTAGAGATGCTGCAAATAGAATATCGCTGTTTAATACTGCCGTTAATGAAAGAATAGCAAATGCAGATAGGATGATGCAAGCTCAGATTGGTTTAGCGCGTAATGAAATAGAAAAAGAGAAATTGGAATTAGATAGAGATAAATTTAACGATATTGCAATAGGTACAGCCACATCTCTTCTGTATACTCAAATAACAGACCTTCAAAACCAAGGGAAAGATGTTTTCGACAATCAAATAGCTAGATCACAATATGAAATAATGATGTCTCTATATGGACATGAGGTTGATTGGTCAGACGAAGATGATCAAGAAGCGTGGAGAAACCACATAGAAAACACACCAGCATATTCAGAAAGATCCATAAGAGAAGCAAAGGAATCTATTGGATATGATCAGATGGATCAAGAAGAACAAAAACAGTGGGACTTATGGTTTAATGATGCTCAAACTATAGCTGCAACCGGCGTTCAGATGAATGTTGATGAAGAAACTGGAACCATAGTGTTTAGTGATGTTGATGGAAACGAAATATCTAGATATGAAGCCACAACGGTTGAAAATGATGGTGTTGAAACAATAGAATATGAACCAGCTGCTACGCTCCCCCCATTGACTGACATGACACCGGATGCAATAACAGAAAAACAACTTGATCAAATGGGTGAGTCTGATTTAAGAGATTATATTTTTCAACACGATCTGAATATACCAAATTCAGATAATATGGATGCACAGGAACTTAGAGGTGCTATTTTAAATGGAATTTCAACCAATATTTCTTTTGGTGATGATGGTGATGCGTTTGCCGTTAAAGTTGAAGACACTCCTTTTGGTGATATTGAAATTCCATCTATAGACCCAGCGACAGATCTTACAAATTTAGCTAATCGAGATGCTATAGAAGGGTTTGAACAATTAAATAAAATTTTTCCAGATGGCGAAGACCCAGAATATTCTTTTTTTGGTAACAAATCTAGTACATTGGATGATTTTGAAAATTTTGTTAGAAATAACGATACATTTTCTATGAATGATTTAGAACCAGTTTCTTCTGGCGGAGACTTTGATCAAAATTTAAGAGCCATCATTGAATTATCTAATAATAACTTATTGAAAATGAGTTATAAAGAAGAAGGTGGTGTTCTTGTTAGAAGAACTGATTCTGAAATAGAATCTATAAAAAATAGAATGCTTGAAGAAAAACAAAATTACGACGATGCTTATGATATGACGATAAACGCAATAATTGAAGAACCTCAAGTATACGCCGGAAGTATTACTTTACTTGATAATTCTATGCAAAGAACGATTAGAAACAGTTTGGAACAAAATGATAGCGTTAATTCTTTTTCCCCAGCATATGAAACAAATACAGACAAAACTGATTCTTTAGAATTGAAGTCAATGCCAGATGAAGGAGAATTATTTAATTTTGACGGACAAACATGGTATCTAAAAGAAAAAAAAGAAAAAGGATTATACGGCAAAAATGCCACTATTTATACACTAGAAACATTTCCCGGTGGTCATGAACAAAAATTTGCAACCGCTGAAATAGGTTTTACTTTGGATGAAGGCACATATTATTTGGGAGGAGCATATGCTACTCGACACAACTGTTTTTGTTATTATAATGGAGGTAATTCAGTAACTCCGATATTTATAGACAACAAAAATGTAGCAGATTTAAATGTTGTATATGGTTATGATTAATTAAAAAAAAGGTATATTAAATGAATTTTTTACAAAATTCTTCAGAAGATGCGGTTACTCATTTTAATCAATCTGTGATACCAGAACCATCTTCAGTAAAAACACCATCTTCAGACCCAAAGTCTTTTCTTGGTGTTATAAACGATGGTGAATTTTCTTCTGCTGAACAAGATATGGTAGGTACTGGTATTGGTGCTGCTGCTGATATAACCACTGGTATTATAGAAGGCGTATCAACACAAAATGCTTTTGAATCAGCACAGAAAGAAGCAAGATATTTAGCTGAACAAAATAGACAAGACCAACTGTCTGCTCAGAGTCTCCAAAATAGTATTCGTACTCAGCAAGCAGAAATGGCTGAAAAAGAAATGGCTTTAAATAAACTTACTTATAATAATAAAAGAAAATTTCAAATGTTCCTTAAAGAATTTGAAAAAAATCTAGAACTAAGACAAAACAAAGATGAAATCATAAGTAAAGTTTTTGATGAAGCAAATAATGATAAAAAGAAAAGAAATGCTTTAATAAAAATGTGGAGTGTGTAATATGGTAGCAGCAATTATATCTGCTATTGTTGGTATAACTACAGCCGCAATAAGTGCTGGAATGCGATCAAAACGAATGCGGGAAGCCCAACAAGAGTCTAGAAAATTGAATAGAACCCAACGATTGGATGCTGGGAGACAAAGGTTAATAAATAGAAGATCTTTTGAAAGACAACGAAGATTGGATAAAGAACAACTCTCATTTAAACGCCAGCAAATAGAAGATGAACAAAAAGACATGGCTGAAAAACGTAGATCTCTACAAAAACAAGTGGTTGATGAATCTAGACGTGGTGCTATTGATAGAACCGCCGGTATGTCAGATACTCGCGTAGAAGGAATGTTTTTAGATAGACAAAGGTGGTTATAATGGCTGGTTATTACGGCTATAATCCAAGAGATTATGTTCAAGATTTCAGTTGGATTGGAGATATTGGCTCTGCTATATCTGCTGCATCAAATAAGATGCCCGAGTTGATTAAATTCAATCGTCTTTTAAACGAAAATAAAAAGGCAAAAGAAATAGTTTATACCTCTTTGAACCAAGTTATTGATTCATTCAACGATGATGAATTAGCTAATATTGGTATGAGTATGGGTCTTGCTGAAAGTGGCAAACCAACAGATCCAAATGTAATTAAAGAAAAACTCAGAGGTAGACTTGAAAAGTCTGGACAATATGCTCCCAAAAAAGGAATAATTGGAGAAGGAATAGATAGCAAACAATACGCTAATCGCGTTATTAATGGTTTCGCTGTACCTTTGATTCAAGCTGCTACTAGTAAGTCCGGAGGAGGCCCCATGGATATCTACAAGACCATGACACGTATTATGGCTAATGTAGATAATACCAGCATAAACAAGGCTCTACAAGAATCTGAGCCCTTTTCTAGAGGACAGCAGTTGTCTGATTATCAACAGCAGCAAAAAATTCAAATGGAAACCGGCGTTGAAGGGGATAAACTTAGAACCGAAAATGAAACCCAACGTGGTGCTGAATATTCTGAACGTCGTGGTCTTGGAGATATAGGACCAACCACTGTTTCTGAAGCACAAAGAGCCGAACAATTAAACATTCAAAGAAAAAGACAAAAATTCACATCAAAAAGAATGAATAAAGAAAAGTTACAGGAAGTCGATCCAACGACCCTTCTTGATTTGAGAAAGGATGCCGCAACGATTGTTGGCAGAATCAATAAGGAAATAACAGATTTAAAAGAAAAAAAGAAGAAAAAAACGATTGACCCGGTTGCTTATGAAGAACAGTTGGATGAATTAAATAGACAATTAGATTTAGCCAAAGAAAACCAATCCTCTATTGTTGCAGCACAAAAATTTTCAGCCGCGACTGGAGATAAAACAAAAACCGGTACAGCTTCAGCAATAGAAAAAGGACAGGCAGTTGCTGATATCATGCTTGACAAACCAGCGAGGGGAAATCAGGTTGGTGATAATACATTAGTGGAAGAAGCTAAATCACAATTCAGAAAAACCGGAAACATTTCAGATGAATTGAGAAAAGAATTACAACCAATTGCACAAAAAAGAGGAATTACAGTAAATGATTTATTGGTTGGTACTGGAATAGCCAGACCTTCTATGTCCACCCAACAAACACAAGAGTATTCAACTGAAGGATCTAGCACAAACCCAACAGTTAGAATGACAGAAAGTGGGATTGAAAAAGCCCAATCGATCTCAACCAACTTTGAAAAATTTGATGGTATGTCTAAAGAACAACTAATGGAAATTAAAAACAGAATGAAATCTGTAGACAAAACAAAGTTTGCGACATGGACACCTGAATCACAAAAAAAGTTCACAGAAACCATTAAATATATAGACACCCTTTTGGATATGAACTAATGAATGAAGAAGAATTTCTGTCACTCATAGGACAAGAACCAGAGGAAGAAGAAAGTCAATCCTTCACGGAGGATGACTTTCTTTCTCTTATTGGTGATACAAAAAGTGTAGAAACGCAAGAAAAACAAACTGTGGAAAAACCCCAATCACAGTCTTATAATTATGATAATCCAATTCTGAATGTTATTGCAGAAAAGGTTGATAATTATAATCTCAATCCGACTTTCATGCAAGCCATTGCCAAACACGAGTCTGGACTTGACCCCACAGCAGTATCACACACTGGAGCTAAAGGTTTATTTCAGTTTATTCCATCCACAGCAAAACAATACGGTATAGATCCAAACAACCCAGAACAATCTGCTGAGGCTGCTGCTAAATTCGTAGATCGATTAGATAAAAAATATGATGGTGATGTAAATAAAATATTGGCTGCATACAACGCTGGTTCTGGTGTTGTGGATGAAGCTATTAAAATTGCTAACAATAAAGGCACTGACTGGAATGACGAAATAATAAACACATTTTCTTTGGGTGGTGTTGCTGAAAAAATAAAAAAATATTCAAATAATGAACGCATAAAAAATATGTCTGTTGATGAAATCAAACAGCAGAAATACAACGAGATTTTGCAACACAGACGAGGTGTGATGAACGCCTATGACGAACTGTCTAATCTTTATGGTCAACAGTTTGTAGAACAAGAAACCACAACAGAAGAACCAAACGAATTTGAACAATTCATGTCTGGACTACTTGTTGATGAAACACAGCAAGAACAAGTCGAAGGGGTGTCTTTTGGTGAGGCTGCTGGTGCTAGTTTTAAAGGAAACTTAGCCAATTTAGCATCATCAATCAATAGACTTCCTAGGGGTGTTGCTGAAATTGCTCTGGGGGGTGGTTCAATAGCAAACAAAATTTTAAATGTGGTTCCTGGTGTTAATTTACCAACTGGAGACCAAAGGGGATTTTTAGATAAATATTTTGGTGATTCACCAGCAACAGAAGAACTAGAAGAAATAGAAAAGAAAAATCAAGAAAAAGTACAAAAATATATTGGACCAGACAATGTTGTGAAACTGTTGTCTGAAGGCAAAACCAATGATGCCGCTAAACGAGTGGCCATTAATGCAATAGGTCAAATACCCCAATTAGCTGGAATTATAGCTGGTTCTGTTGTTGGAGTACCACAAGCAACTATGGTTGGTGGACTTGGTGCCATAACAGCAACTGGACAAATGGATGAATATTGGGATAAAGTAGATCAAGGATTAACAGAACAAAATTTTGAAGCTGCCACATTAAATGCTTTTTTTAATGGTGTTATAGAAGGTGTGTTTGAAAGTACAGGTTCTGTTCAAATAACAAGACCACTTAGACAATTGTTTTCCATTATGTCTAAAGAGTTTGGTGAAAAAACAGCTAAGAAAATAATGGGTAATTCTATAGGTAGAATCCTTGGTAAAGTTAAAAATTCTATGAAAGAAGAAGCTATAGAGGAATTTTCAGCTGGTTTTGCTCAAACTTTTTCAAATAAAATATTTGGTTCCGACCCAGATGCAACATTCATGGATGCGTTGGGTGAAGGTATCGAGGGAGCTACTACAGCAATAGCAACTGGTGGTGGTCTTGGTGTGGTATCATCTATACCAACTGAAGTTGTTGCACATAGAAGAAAAAATAATTTAGAACCACTAGAAGTAGTGGATTCAGAAACCGGAGAATATTTAGGTACTATAGAAGAAGTTACTACTCCTGAAAACATTGATGAAATTTCTGCAGAAGAACAGGATCTTACCCAAGAAGAACAACAAGAACTTGGAATAGTAGAACCCACAGAAACACCACTAGAAGCTCAAGAAACTGATGAAACTACTCAGACTACTACTGATGAAGTTTCTGAACCCACAGAGCCCTCTATGGACGTTACAGAGGAAATTGTGGTTGATGAGCAACCAACCGATACAGAATCGATTCAACTTAGAGACACAAAACGAACCAATGTTGTAAAACAGGGGGGTAAAATAATAAAACAGTATAAACAAGGTGCTGCTGAAAAAGATGTATCTGTTTATAACAAATTAAAAGACACTAATATCATACCAGAAACAAAACAAATAGATGAAAACACAGTTGAAGTTGATTTTGTTGAAGGCCAAGATGCTGGTAATATAATATCTGAAGACAATCAAAATGCTGAAAATATAGTAACCAAATTAGCTGAAACTTTAGCCACTATTCATAACAATGATGTTCTTCATAATGATTTTCATATTGGTTTTGAAAACAATGAGAAATCAAGAGAAGGTAATGTAATCATTGATACTGATGGTAATGTTAAAGTGATTGATTGGGAATCATCCAATATTAAAGGAGAAACAGAGGATGGTGTTACCTTTAATGAAGATATATTTAATGAAGAATCTACTAAAGAAGTAGAAGATTTTATAGATACTCAGTTACCTACTAAGTATAAAGAACTATTTACTAATATATATAATAATAAAAGAAATAAAGATATTGACACACAAGTCGATTCAGAATTGACTGTCCTAGAGGGGACAGATGCTGATGTTGATCATGGTAATGAGATTGCATCGAAAATAGACAATGTTAGTTTTGATGGAATACAACAAGGTGTAAAATCCGCAAGAAAAACAATCGAACCATCATTGCAGTTTACTATAAGAGATAAGGGAAAAGAAACTTCTTTCTACGCCCCATTGTCTGCAACAGTAGAAGAAGTTAATCAAAAATATAGAGAAACACTTGAAACCTTTAAACCCACAGAAACACCACTAGAAGCTCAAGAAACTGATGGGGGTACCGTAGATACTCAAGAACAAGTTTCTGGGACCACAGAGGCTCCTAAGTCCATTACAGACAACACTGAGATATTTAATAAGATAATCTCAGAAAAAAAAGCAACAATTGAAGAACTCGACCAATTGCCTGTAGAACAAATTAGAAATATTGCCACTAATTTAGATATACCATCCAAAGGTAAAAGTGGTAGGTTTAGAAAAAATTTCAAATTGGTTGAAGAGATTGTCGAAAAAATTGGAACCCCTGATTCTAAAACTGTTGTTAAAGAAAGAGCACAGGAAAGAAAAACAAAAACAGGTGAGGCTTCTAAAAAAGGTAGAAAACAACAAGCAAACAAAAGATTTGAAGAAACTGGAGATGAAAGAACCCCAAAACAAATGGCTGATGTTAATGCCATGCGAGAGATATTATCTGAAGGGTTTGTTCCATATAATCAAGACAAACACAAAAATTTATTGAATAAAAGAACAAGTAAAAAAGGTAGTTCTATTAATCTGTTTAAAAAGGAGACAATAGATGGTGTAGAATATATTACCACCAATATTAATCCTAGAACAGACACAGGTAAAAAAATTAATGTAGATATAGATAAAGAAATATTAAATAGTATTGAAAAACTCAATACTCGTTCTTATATTGAAGAAGTTAATTATGATGATAACCAAACAACAGAAGACGATAAAACAATAGAAGATAGAAGTGTATCAGCCACAGAAGTTGTTTCTGAAGGTGTTGCTGAAGACACTGCTGAATTTGATAAAGTTGAAAGATTAACAAAAAAAGCAAAAAACAAGATTGATTCTGATTTAAAAGAAGGTCTTATTTCAAAAACAGAATATGATTCAAGATTAGAGGAAATTGAAATATATGCCACCTCTGTTCTTAAAAGTGATTCATTGTCTATTCAAAAAGACGGTTCAATTAGACTTAGAAATAAGATGAAACGTGGTGATAATCGTTCATTGACGGTTAAATCTGTTCGTGATATATTTAAATTGTTTGGAAAGGATAAGTTTCAAATTGCTTTTGGTAATCCTAAATCACCAGCTAGATACAAAGGAAAACCCGTTGATACCTTCATGGAAGAAAATTCTGAAGTATATGGTGGTTTTACTATAACTGATGATGGAACTGCTTTAATAACAATAAATACAAACCATCCAGATAGTATGGGAACTTTGATTCATGAGGCTATTGGTCACTTTGGCGCATTCAAGGTGTTTCAAAAGTTTCCAGAACTTGAATCTTATGCTAGAGATCTTTTTCGTAGAGATGAAGGTAGTGATCTTCGTGTTGCTATAAGACTTGAATATGGAGAAAATATCGAAGAACAGTTTCAAGAGTGGGTTGCTACAAATGTTGAAAAAATAGGAACTAAGTTTTTTAACAAAGATGGTTCTTTAAACCAAGAAGTAATTCAAGAAACAGAAGGTGTTGTAAAGAAACTGTTTAATAAAATTAGAGAAATTCTTGGTAAAATACTTAACACTAAACCAGAATCTAAGGAAATTGACGATTTGGTTAGTGCTATATTTTATAAAGTTCAAGAATTACAAGACATTCCAGCCATTGTTTCTGAAGCTGGGGATGCTAAAAGACAACGGGATTTGTCTAAACCCTTTTCTGAAAGAGAAAAGATTAGATTAAAAAATAAAATAAAAGCTCGTACTCTTTTAGAAACAGCAAAGTCTTTAAAAGGAACAAAGAACAGAATACTTCGTTTTGCTTTGAATCATGTTTATACTAGTGGTGACAAACAAAGATTGATTAAATTGGTCAATAAGGCAAACACTAACGATAGACAAAATGGTAGGTTTGTTGATAAGAACCTCCAGAAGGCCATAGACCTTATTGACAGAGCGAGTTATAGAGGAGACCTATCTAGGGCAGTCACTAAGTTTAATCGGGCCTCTAGGGGGCTTAAAACGAAGTCTCCTGACCAAATAAAGTTTCTAATCAACCAACTTACTCCAATTCTGGAAAAGGTCAATGAATTTAGAAGGTTAGACATCATGTATGAGAGAACATCTTATGATGCTCCTCTCAATTCTGATGGTTCTGTTAAGATAGGACCAACTTTAGGTCAATTGTTGGAAAATGGATATGTTGAAATTAGAACCAATCCGGAAACAAATGATAAAAGAGTTGCTTTTACTGCAAAGGGTAAGAAAAGATACAAACAACTGAAACGGGGGTTTGAAAAATTAAAACTAGAAGATGAAATAGTTGATGTTTTAACCTATATTGAAGCCAAAACATATGAACTTCAAGAGTTAAAATCTCAGTTTTCAGATGTTAAAAATGGAATAAAAAAAGAAAAAAGCGAAAAAATACAAAAGAAAGCACAGAGATTAATAGATCAAGCCATAGAATATTTTAATGAAAAACCAGATGTTGTGGACATGAAGTTCCGTGATGTCATTCTTAAAAAAATTAAGGATGCTTTAAAAACATTTGATTTATCTACTGTTAATTTGGAATATATTTTAAATTCCCTTGATAATTTTGATGATGATGGTGTGTTTAAAAAAATAGTTTTAGAACCAATCATTGAAGGTGAAAACAAAAAGAATGAATTTAAAAAGAATTCCATAGAATTATTTCAAAAAGAAATATCTGAAATAAAAGATATTGCTACGTTTTCAGAGGCTTTTACAAAAGGTTTGCCTAATTTTTTTAGAAACCTTAAAAGAAATGAAAAAACAGAAGTAGAAAAAACAACATATACAGATATTAATGGTCAAAAATTCTCAATCTCTAAGGATCAGCGTGTTGCTATTGCAAGGATTTCAGAAAGTAGAGATGGTATAAGACACTTATTGTCTGAAAATGGTGGTATTGTTTTAGAAGAAAACAGTAACAAGGTGTTTAAATTATCTCCTCAGATACTTAGAGATATACTTCAAGACATGACTGTTTCTGAAAAACAATTAGCTAGAGCTGTTGGTAAATATTTTGAGTTTCAAGGAGATGAAATAAACAAGGTTTCTATGAAAGACCTTGGGTATAAACTTGCTGATGAAGAAAATTACCACCCATTAAGAACTAAAGCTCTTACACAGAAATATAAAGATCAAGAAACAACATTAAATTCATTTCAAGAATTTACTAGAGAAGCCAAATTTAATAACCTCAAGATGAGAAAAAAGGGTTCAAATCCTATTGTTCTTGAAGGTTCTATTGAAGCAATGGCTAGAACCAATGAGATGGTTTCTGATTATATTGGAATGGCTTTACCTATTAGGGACATCAAGAGATTGATTGATGACAATTCAGCTGTAGTAAAAGCCAATGGTAAGAAAACAACATTTAGAGATTTCATGATTGAAAATGGTAAAGAACAAGAACTAAAAATAATTAAAACTATTTTGAATCAAATTGATGGTACTGGAAGAGAGAGATCTTTTAGAGGTGTTGTTAACATATTTAAGTTTTTCAGAAAATTAAAAACGGTTGGTGTGTTGGGATATAATCCAAATGTTTTCTTTTTGCAACCATTGTCCTATGTTAATATTTGGACGCAGGGTATTTCATCTTTCAATATTTTCAATCATAAAGAAAATAGAAGAAACTTGAGTGATTTTATAGAACACAGTCCGTTTCTTTGGGAAAGATATAATGGAGCTATCGATAGAGATATTGGTGAATATATGTCTCAAGCATCAGCTAGAAATATGGTGTTTCCAAAGAAGGGGATAAAAAAGTTTTCTGAAAGAACTATGGAAGATTTTGTTACTGGTGAAGGAATAATGAGTTGGATAACATTATCTGATTCGGTGGCAATCAGTGCTGTTTGTACTGATGTTAGAAAAGAATTAGAGAAACAAGGGTATAAGTATGATACTCCTGAATTTTGGGATAAAGCAACAAAAAGGTTAGAAACCATTATCCGTAGAACACAGCCAACCTTTGGTTCTGCACACAGACCAATTATAACAAATATTGAGTTGTTAAAACCATTAACTATGTTTACATCGCAACCAATTAAGAATTTGATGATGGTTAGAACTGGTATTAATAAACTCAAAAAAGGAATACAGAATAAAGACACCAAGTCACAGATGGAGGGTATTAGAGACCTTTCTGTGGTTCTTATCCTTCAACCATTATTGGTTACTACTCTTAGAGAGGGAATCCGTACTTTGAGGGGTAAAGGAGAGGATGAAGAGTGGTGGAAAAAGATGTTATTTGGTTATATTGGTGCCAATGCTGGAATGTACCCATTGATTGGTGGATTAATATCTAGTTTTATACGAGGATACCCAGTGTCTGGAGAACAGCCTGTGGTTGAATCATTGAAGACTTTCTTAGGTCTGAGTAATAGATTAACTAAATATGCAAAGGGGGTGGCAACATATAAAGATGATGAACAGTTAAGAAAAGAATTAGTAAGAGCCCTCTCCACCGTAGGACAACCAGCTACGGGTTTATCACACATGTATGAGATAATTGCAAACACAACAGAGAAACTGGATGAAATGAGAGAGTAATTATGGATCAGTGTAAAATGCATGAGGATACATTGAAAGAAATAAAAGAAGATGTTCGAGAGATTAAAGATTTTTTAAAGGGGACTCTCGAAAAACCGGGTATGATAAGCAGACTTGTTGATTTGGAGAGATCTAGAAAAACAGATACTTGGATCAATAGAAGTTTTATAGTTGCTATTCTTTCTTATATAATTAAGGATATATTCCTGTGATTGCAAGAAATGAAACAAATCGTATTATATGGCACCACAGTTTAACTGATGGTGGTGATGTTGAGTCATTTAGACGTTATCACATTCATATAAACGGATGGGATGATGTCGGTTATCATTTTGTTATACCTAAGAATGGTAGGTTTCAGAAAGGGCGTGATATAAAGCTAGTTGGTGCTCATGCTAAAAGGAAAAATGATGATAGTATCGGAATCTGTTTGGTTGGGGATTTTCACAAGTATGAACCAACTATTGAACAAATGAATGAATCATTGATTTTATATCATGAATTATGTAGATTGTTTAGTAAGAATTTAAAAATAGAATATCATAGACCACAGTGGATGCCAAATGCATGTCCGGGTAAGAAAATGAATAGAGTGGATTTTGAAGAAATCGTTTACAGAGGGAGAATATAATGTCTTATTTGAATCGCGGTGCAATAAAATCTTTTGTTGGTAGTCAGGCTGACCAGAATACGTTTAATATGCCAGTGGTTGAAATGGATGCGGCTGATATTAATACAAACATTCCTGTTGGTGTGTTTATTTGGGATAGAACCAACGATGTTTATAAATACAATAATGGGACTTCAATTGTAACCATAACGGCGGCATAACATGTCTAAAAAAGCAACTGAGATGTTTCAGACTCTACTAAAGAAAGATGAAATTATAGGGACTGGGGTGTTTAGAACGAGTACAGACAAGAGGGAAACACTGGTCTTTCCAAAAGAAACCACTGTATTTGATATAGATTTGGGTATTTGGTTTATTGGAGATGGTATTACTCTAGGGGGAGTGGAAAACGGTCAGGGTGATAGATGGGATGATTTGAGGTTTCCATTTACACAGACAAAAACGGGGGCTAATTTAAAACCAGATTTTGATGAAACCAACCTTGGACTATTGTTTCCTAATGGCGATTCCACTGAGAAGGTGTTTATTATAGCCCAGATGGCTCATAATTGGAAGATGGGTACATCCATACACCCACATATACATTGGATTCAAACCGAATCTACGACACCCACATGGAAGATGGATTATAGGTGGTATAGCAATGGGGATGTTGTTCCTTCATTTACTACCGTTGAGACATCTTCTGTGGAAATACCATATGTGAGTGGTTCTATGTTGCAGATTAGTTCTTTTGGAACAATAGATAGCACTGGGATTACTGGGGTTAGTTCTTTTTTTGAGGCTAAAATATATAGAGATGATACTGATGTAACTGGGGATGTTTTGGGTAAGGAATTTGATATTCACTATATCGTGGATAGTTTGGGGTCAGTTGAGGAATACTGATGATAAAAAGGGGCATAAAGCCCCCCCTTATTGTTTACTTATATATACGAATAAAATTATAATTCCTATTATTATAATTGGTATTTCAACCATCTTCTATAATCACCATTGAATAAAATACATCGCAAACACCACAACAATCGCAATATCCACCATATCCAGATTGATACAGTTCTTGGTCAACCTCAAGTCCTTTTTCAGTTGTGCATTTTTCACAGTAATAGTTAGCTTCAACCATTTTGTTTCTCCTTTTTAATAGTAATTAAAGTTTCAGACATCGGGAGTGTTTCAATCCACCCACAAAATTGATGCCATTCCGGTAATCTGTGATTCCTCCTTTGGAAGTATATATTTCTCAAACATTGATAATTAACTGAGAATATTCTGGTATACTCATAATCACCACGTATATTCCCTTTGGTTTTTTGTAGTTCCTCTCCTGTTAATCCCCTACAATCAACGTGCATAGAGCTGGTTGACGATAGTGGGGTGCGACCAACACAGTATGTATCAAGCTCATTGAACCAGTACCAAGGCCCTGTAACCTCTACCCATACTGTGATACCCCTTATAAACTTTGCGTGCTCTGCACCTGCTAATATGAGCTTCTGAGCAAGTTTGAGGTCGTTAACCCCAACAACATAAACATTATAACCATCATCGGTTGACCATACAGTATTTGGATCTTCATCACAATTACCCCATTCCTCTATATAATCAACAAACCTACTGTCTGACTTATCATCAGACCTCTTAGGCAGTCGCATTGCTTTAAACGACGATGGAAATCCAGCCACCTCGAGCGTTTTAATATCCATCCATAAACTCCTTAATTTGTGGAAGCTCTTTAGTCATTGTTTCATAGTTATGTATACAAACAGTATGGCCTCCTTTAGCATACCAATCACACCTGTTCTTATAGCGATCATCTATTAACATAGATCTGATTGTTGAATACTGGCTCTTGTTGTTGTCTACAATGACCAGTATAGAAGGATCGAGGTACTTATGGACCCATTTCTTTTTAGCACATGCTACCTCACCATGCTTATCCCATCCGGGAGATGTTAAGATTTTTGGTTTGTATTGTTTGATTTTTTGCCACAACAACCAATACCAATCTGTTGGTTTTAGATTAAACCAGAAATCATATTTGCCATAATCTTCTATCTGTTTCCATGCCCAATCTTCTCCATAGGTCCATACCGCATCTGCTATATGCATTCCGGTGAGTTTTTTGTACCCACCGGAAAAGTCACATAATACTTCATCAAGATCACAGTAGAGAGTTTTCATTTTTTAGCCCCCTCTGTCTAAAATATTCGAGAAAATACAAACAACACTGTGCGTGAGCAAGGTGGGGCAGTCCAGACTCAGAGTCAACACGGTTAATAGAGAGTGTCCCATCAACATTCTGGAGTTCAAATAAGTGTCTTGTCGCCGCTTCGTAGTAGCGCTCTTCTGGGTTATCTACTTTCTGATAATTCCCGGGAGCATATTTCTTTGCCCCAAACATCAGAACCTCAAGCATTGGTTTTAGTAACTTGAAACAAATGAGATTCCATCTTAGTTTACCTCCGTCATACTTAACACCGTTTTCTTCTGGTTTAAAGGTTTCTGAGGACACTGGCGTTTCTCCCGACGTTGAGTGATAGTTATATATTAGTTGTATACAACGGGGACAAATATAATGTCCCAATTGTGTTGTGCGCCCACAATTAGGACATTGTGTATTTTTACTGTATGTTATATCGTCCATCATCAAGCTCCCGTACTCCCAAAGCCACCAGACCCACGTTCACTCTCAGACAGCTCTGAGACCTCTTCTAAGCTCACTTTTGGGTTGGGTAGTATAACGAGTTGTCCAATACGTTCCCCAGCCACATAGTGGGTCTGTCGTGTGTTTAGAAGACGATACTTAAATTTGATTGGTCCTCGATACGAGCTGTCTAAAACGCCCACTGAGTTACTTAAAAACAGGGGTTTATTTGAAACAGAGCTTCGTGGGAACAGCAGGCCAACATACCCTTCTGGTATTTCCACAGCAATTCCAGTATCATACTCTATCATTCCTGCTGCTGGATCATGAAGAACATCTACAGCAGTAAGGTCAAGACCGGCATCTCCGGGTTTGGAATAACTTGGTGTTACTGCATTTTTGTTTAGCTTTTTGAACTTTACATTAAGAGTCATTTTTTCTCCAATATAAGTTTATTGTTTTTATATAGAACTTCTTTGGTGTGTTTTCAACTGTTCCAAATTGAGGAAAATTAAGGCATCCAATCTATTTTGAATGCCTTTAAATCCCCATAATAGTGTAGCTAAAAAAATAGCATATATTATATATTTCATTTTAAATTATCTCACACGTACCACCAGCACACGCAAGTTCTCCTTTCAAATTAGTATTATCGATTTCTTCAATGACCTTAGTTAAATCGATGTTTCTTACATGTTGTGAAAGTTCTTCGTACCTTTCTTTAGTTATTTCCTCAAAGGGTGCTTGTACATAAGTACCGCCATCATAAGGTAAAACTGCAATTCCGTTGTAACTATTACGATTTTCCCACATCCACTTACCAACAGAATCCCACTCGTGGTCTTTAATATTAACAGTAACAGAAACATTGTTTGTATTAATCCCATTTATATGGCCGGGTTTAATCCATTCTAAATGAAATCTTTTTGTTCTTTCTAATAAAGACAACGCTGATTCATCTCTAAATATTGCACCATCTGGTGCTTTAATTGGAATGAAAACAAACGCCTCAGATTCAGGTTTAAAGAAATTATCTTCAACCAAATGGGGTATAGCCCTCTTTAAATATTGATATATTGATTCGTCCTTATTAAAACCCATCCTTCTAATATAATAAGGTGCGTGCCAAGCATGGATTCCAGAGGAACTACCAACTACCAACGACCCACTACCTTCAGGTTTGATTGTTGTTATTCTCGCTGCTGAATTAATACCAATACGTTTTGCAACATCATTATTAGTATGAACAGCGATACTCGCCGATTCTTTTAAATCCATTTTTTCCAATTTACCAGAACCAATTCCTGTTATACTCACACCAATAAGAGCCTCTTCTTCTGTCGTCTCTTTCCAACAGTCTCTTAAATAATGAAAATCTGTATATGATGCCTGAAGGGTTCCAATAAAAGAAGTACAGTAAACTCTACGGTTCAATTCCTCTTGTGTTTCTACAGTTGATCCATTAACCGTTGTAAGATTACAAAATTGATATGGTTTCAAACTTATTTCACAACAAGGATTAGCACCCAAATTTTTATCGTTTGTCCAATAAATACCGGGCTCACCCGAACCACTGACTCTTACTCGTTCCCAAACCCAATCAAAATGTTTTTTGTTGGCTTTATTACGAACCATAACAACACTATTGTTTGCTCGGGCTCTTTGTGGATTCGTTGAATACCAATCACCGAACTTACATTCAAGCATTTCCTTATCATCATATGAAAACAAAGATATCATAGCGGCTCTACGAATTCCACCAGATAACACGGCATCTGCAATATGACAATTGATATCATGCACCTCAATTGGTTTCAATGATGTGCCCAAACCACGTTCTTCAATGGATTTATCGAAAACTTGTTTTATTTTATGCAGACAGGTTTTTAGTGGGGCTGGACCAGGAGCTTTGCCACCAGCCGTTATTAACAAAGACCCCTTTGGTCTAATATCACTAAAGTCAAACCTTGGCATTGGTTTTCCTTTAAAATAAGCACTAACTAAAAATTTTACCGCATCCGCCCACCCAACAATAGAGTCCCCAATAACATATTTCTTTGTCTTATTTGAAGGTCCAATAATTGGTGGTAATTGAGACACATGGTGTTTTTGTACACTGTAACCAACACCCGTACCCCCGAGTAGTAGAAACATAGTTTCTTGAAATGCTTCTATCTCTGATATTGGAAGATACGCACAATTATACATTCTAGCATGATTGAGTTCAATAGCAGGACCAGCAAATTGTGCTGACCTCATTGAAGGCAACCCGTTTTTATTTAAAACACAACCGTACACATCCATGATTTCATCTGAAAGTTCTGGAAATCTTTTTATGTGCATATTCAAATTTCTATATACAATTTCCTCCCACGATTCTCTTCTTTTTAATTGTTGGAGGTGTCTAGCATATTTAGAAAAGATAGTTAAATCAGACAGCGCGTTGATCGATTTATTCATCATCACTCCTTTCATGCGAATCCCTCAATATATAAGTGTCATATTCATTATCCTTTAGAATATATAGTTGTTCACCACAATCTGGACAATCATACACAGAAAAAATAGTACCATATAAATTTTCATTATGATCATGTTCTAAATAATCATTACGGCAGCTTGGACACATTATTTTCATTTTATTATCAATTCCCATGTTTTTGTACTATCTGAATTTACAACCAGATGGTATTTAATTTTTCCAGTCAAAGCGTCTATCTGTCCTTTCTTGTATTCATTACCATCTGCAATATCTATAACCGCAATTATACAACATATAAAAATAAAAGTAATAGTCAAACAGGCGAACAACTTTTCCATATCACAACTCCATTGGTATTACAAGTGGAACTCTACCATTTTCTAAAATAACACCACAAGAAATAATAGATTTGCGTGGATACTCTTGACCATATTCAAAAACAACTTTCTCATCATCAACACCACAACCAACACCCATACCCCAAAGTAGGTCTTTTTGTGATGCTGAATAATACACACCTGCTGATGAATGTGTGTGTCCCATAACAACATTCATACGATGTCTTTCCATTGCATTTGCATATGGGTATTTACCAGAAAATCCAATTCCATGCATAAACAAGATGTTATTGTATGTGAAATTTCTTTCCCACACCCAAGAATCTGGTAGATCAAATATTTCATTCCAAGTTTTTATAAATTCTTTGGAAAATCCGTGTGTTTTAGCTTTCCTGTAAATAAGAAGATCATGATTACCAATACAAATATTTAGTTTTTTAAATGCTTTTTTCCAAGGAACTATCTTCTTTCTTGCTTTCTTTACTTCCTCACTTATACTTGGATATTCAGTTTCTTTTTCATGATAAGACATACCATGAAAATCAAACATATCTCCAACAGAATAAAAATAATCACATTTGTATTTCTTTTTAACATCTATAATAAAATCCAAAAAATTATCTCTATCTGCTGGAATGTGTAAATCTGGAATAACCAGAATGTTTCCAGTTTTATAATGACTCATTTTCTTCTCCTTTTAAAATATTTATTAGATCATCAAACTTCAACACACAATAAACATCACTCCTATTCCGTTTAAATACTAAAAGAGGAACACCTTCACGTTTTTCATTTTCACATTGTTTGAGGGATTTCCAGAGATCTAATCTCTCTGTGTTCTTACATTCAACCGCAAAGTTAAACATCTCCTGAGCGGCCTCTGAGAGCCTTATATCTGTATCGTTTACGCCCATTGGTACAGATACCACATCCTTTGGTGAAAGGTCTGGGAAGGCTCTTATAATGCGTTCTACAACCCACTGTTGTAGTCTTCTTCCTTTTGACTTAGCGCTCGAAGTCTTCATCTGGGTAATTCCTATTCTGAAACAACCACTTTATAATCAATCATACCACGCATTCCTATTACTCGTGTTTACAGATATACCTGAAAAATAATCATATTCTCTTTTTTTCTTATAATTGTATTTTCCTTCTTTGTATTTTTTTCTTTTTTGATCTCTTTCACATGGAATACATGTGTTTCTAAAATAATTACCAGAATGTGTTTTTTTGTAATAAAAAAATGTTTTCAATTCCTCATCAGAAGAATATTGGTATTCTTCACCACAAGTTTCACATTTCTTCGTTTTGATTTCATCCATTATAAATAACCTCCGGCTTCCTCATTAAAGTAATCTGTGGTAGAATACTTCAAACCGTATCTAATCATGTCAAACTTTTTACCAAAGTCACCCCATCTCGTCTTAATTGCTTTTGCATGAAGTCTGGTACTATCTGATTCACTGCGCCAGAAACCAAATATATAATCACAGGCTTGTTTATAAGCACCAACACCTTCAATGTAATGGGGTTGAACTTCCACATATTCGTTTGGACATGTTTTATTTGTTTGTAATAAAAGAATAATCTTTGTATTTAATCTTTTAGCTAAAGTTTTAAATTCTCTAGCCATTTTCATTGAATAAGACACATCCTCTGCATTCTCTATGTTCTGAGCATAATCAATAACAAGGTTTGTAAATCTACCCCCGTGTTTTTCTTGAGCTTTTATAAAATATTTTTCTATCTTTTTTAATGAAATACCCCCCTTATCTACTATAAATACTTTTTCCCAAGTTTTGGCGACCTCTTGTCTGAATTTATAATCATTCACTATTTTTTTAGCCACATCGGAACTTGGAACCAATCCGCTCTCATCTGGTTCTGATTCAATAGTTGCGGCTCTAAAGAACACACCAGCTTTAGACATTTCCAAACTGGCAAATAGACTTAATCCATCTTGCTCTAACGCCTCACCATTTCCAAGTTCCATACCAATAGTTGATTTACCAACACCGGAAGCAGCCACAACAGCTATTACATCTCCGGGTATTAATAACTTTGTTTCATTATTAATATGAGGAAATCTAGAACCGAAAGAATTTTCACCATATTTAGTAAAAATATCAACCCACGCTTTTGAAGCATCGGCCATAGACACTATCTCGTCCTCTTCAATTGGCTTATATTCTTCAGCTACTGGATATCTAGACACAGATGAAACTATTCTTTCGACCTCACTATCAGACAGTGGGTTGCTCGAAGAGTTGTTGATACTTTGTGCAACAGCCAAGATGATGTTTTCATCAATATTTCTAGAGTGAAACATTCCACATATAGACGCAAGTCCACTGTTTCGTTCTCCTTTTGAAAATCCACCAAGGATTTTTTCAATAATTTCATTTCCTCTATATTGACTCCTTTTTTGGTCTACGATATCACCCGATGCACAATCTTCTAATATCTCAATTATATCTTTATTTGGTTGTTCATTATATGGAGGATATTCAAGCCTCTGTTGGTTTGATGCTAATGTCTTTATTTCATCCAATCCATCATTCAATTGTTCCCAAGTAATTGGGATTTTATACAATCCAGTTTTACCATTCATCCCGTTGGCTGTTCTAAAAATTCTAGTTTTATCATAGATTCGTCTATCGAAACTCACAATTCCACTAGCAGCACGGGAACAAAAAGATTTAACAAGAAGGTTAAAATCTGGGATTCCTTTGTATCTTTCAAGTTCAAAGGCTCTATATAAAACATGGAATCCTTTATTGCCTGAAAAATATATTCTTATTCTGGTTGAGTCGTATAGCATCAAACGATCAACCAAATCTATGGTGTCTTTTAATGCGACCTCTAAGTTTTCGTTATCCAAATCCCAATAAAAGAAATCTGAATAAACCGTTCCTTCGTAGTCAACAACATCACCATATTTATCAACGTGATCTTTAAATTCTTGTGTGTGTAAAAATACAGAATGATATGAATCAACAGTGTTTTTTCCATAGTAATCTAAATCCATATTTGAATATGGAATCTTTACTACATTACCTCTGTTGAAAACACCATTCTGTACAATCTCTACGTAATCAAAGTCCATAACTATTTGTATTCCTTTTTGTTCGTCCTTTCAAAATTACGAATTGCCGCAGTGACACCACGGTTCATAGAAGACATGAGGGCCTTATTAATATAAGTTTTTCTAGCACTACCCTCAAGAGATTGAAGCCATCCTTTTGTTTGCTCAATTCTATACTTCATATTGAATCCATAATTATCAACAGCATTCTTATACATAGAAATAAGAATCTCTCTATATTCTGGATCTTTCAAGGCATTTTCAAACCACCATTCTACTCTTTTGATATAATCCATTTGAGAACCAGCGGTTGAAATCCTACAATCTTTAGTCCAAACTGAATTATCAACATCTTCAATATGAACAACCCCACTCGGTTTTCTAAAATAAAAAGTTTGTGGTTGAGATCCATCCTTGTTTTTCTTTGGAATTAAAATTAACCCTGAATGCCCAATCAAATCATCTTCAGAAGAAACCACTTCATACTGGTTGAGATCAATCTTCTTTGGTTTTGGCATTGTCTTTCCCCTTTGTTGTTTGGTTTAAAGTATTAACATCATCAAGTTCTGTTTGATAATTATAATGAAAATCGGTTTTCTTAACGGTTGATTGTAAAATAATGTTGTTTTTTCTTACGTTTAATTTTATTTCATTCAATTCGTCTACAAAATGTATTAAAATCAATACAACAAAAGAACCAAATATATACCTCATGACTCTCTCTTTCTGTCTAATTTTTCTATTTTATTTCTATCTTTTGGAAGAATAAATTCAGATAAATCTTGTACGCAAGAATCGATGCGGAGCTGTTTTGTCCAAGTTTCACCATATTTAGATTTTAGTTCGTCAATGGTCGCATACTTTTTTCCTTTTCCTACACCGATTCTTTTGTTTGGTACAAGATAATGTTCTCCCGGTCCATATTTTTTAGACACCTGATAACCCATACAAGTTGGCTCATCTTTTCCGTCGGGTGTTTTATATTCAGTCAGTGGTTTTGAACGAAATCTTTTAACTAACAACTCTGGGTTTTTTGAAGAAAATTCTTTAACCACAGAATAAAGATCTTCTGCTTCATACATTTCATATTTGTTTGCTTCAATCTGTTTTTTAATGTATTCATTATATACTTTAACAGACAAAGGGGATGAATCTCCCTTGATTATTTTCAATCCTTTCTCTTTAATTTTACCTTCTTGTGTAACATAAATATAATGTTTCTTTATATACTCACCTTTATCATCTTTGAAAAAATAGATTCTTTTTATATCTGTTTCTATTTCAAAAAAATGTGTTGAGATTGGAATATTCATAGAAGCAATTTGTGATTGGGAAATTAACTCTGTTATTTTTTCTAACTTCTTTTTATTTTTAAATGGGTCTAATACATAAACAGAATCCGTGTCTGTGTATAAACACTCGTATCCATTTTCTTGGAGAACGGTTCTAGCGTGTTTAATTGTTCTTCTTGCCATAGCAGTACAATCAGAGGCTGTTGTTTTATTATAAACAGATTTGAATTTTGGAGATCCTGATATTCCATATATGGTGTTAATCACAATTTTTATTGCGAGCGTCAGCTGTTTGTCTTTTTTCTTTTTGGACTCAACTCTCATACCATACAATTTCTGTATTGTTTTTTCAATGATCCCCATTTGTCTTGAATAAGTACCAACCAAACCGTCCAATTCATTTGCATATACTGATGGGTACATACCAGAACCATTCCACCCTTTTGTTTTTGGAACTGGAGAATATAAATTACCACCCATAAACATATGGGGATAAAGAGACGCAAAGTCTATACAATAGATGTTTCCTTCTGCTACATCTACATAAGGGAGACTTACGAAACCACCAGAATATTGTTTACCTTCGGATTCTATGTCTTCATATTCTTCTTTAAGTCCTGCCATGTTACATATAATTTTATAAGCAGTTGCACCAGATGATGCAGTCAACCACTTCATATATCGTTGGCCATAATCATCCACAAATTGTTTTAATCCATAAAACAAATTATAATTAAATTTGAATAAGTCATCAGTTGAATCCAAATCTCCGTATAGATATTCAGCCATCCAATCATATTCTTTACCTTCTAATATTTCTTTTTGTAGGAGGCTGTAATCAAACTCACCTTTTTTGGATTCCAGATCAAATCGTTCACAAAGATTTCTGAGAGAATACCCACGGGCCGGAAGGTCAATATACAACATTTGTTTGTATCTGGTTCTTGCTATTTGAAGCGTGTCTATGATAATTTTTTTATTGAAAACAATACCATATCTTTCAAGAACTGGTTTGTCATATTCTAAAATATTATGACCAACAATTATAGGAAAATAATCTACTGCTTTTTGTATTTTTTCCAATTCAGAAAAATGATATATAACTTTGTTTCCATTATACGCTTTCAGTCCAACATAACGAAGTTCATCTTTTTCTGGATCTACGTTTTCATCAAATGTTTTTGTTTCTATATCCAAAACAACGTATTGTTCTTTTATCTCAACCATCTTGTTTTCTTTCTTTTAAATAAAGGGTACCATACCCGTTACACTTAGTACACCTTGATTCATTTGACAACCACGGTAAACCACTGCCGTTACATTTTGGACAAATTTGAGCCGGAGCGTCAGCGGAGTCGTCATTGCTGTATTGTTGGGTGTTTGTGAGACGTCTCACATCTTCCTGTGATTTGGTGGTGTTCAAATTTTCTTCCTTTAGCTGTTGTGGGCTGCTGGCCGACTCCTCTTTTGTTTTTTCTTCCTCAGTTTCCTCGCAGCGACGCTCCATGTTGCGCATTAGTTCGCCAACCGTAAGTAGCTCCATTGAGCATGGGTGTGGTTGACACCACCGCCCACCACTCTCAGCTTTAAGAGTGTTCCACATTTTTTCATAATTCATTTAGCATTATCCTGCCGGGACTCTTGCGCCATGGATGGCGCTTCTTCTGCTTTGTTGCAGTAGTCTATACACACATCCAAACAATTCTTTTTGCATATTTCGTCTGAAAAACAGTCGTGGGCTTTTATCCACTCTTCCCGCTCTTTTCGCATGTTTATACCAACACGCCCGATGGGGTCGCCTTGCTCACGCATGTAAATAATACACGGAAAATGATAGCCGTTGGCGACTGCCATATCATCGAGTGCAAGCCAGCATTTACCACAATCGGTTTGTTTAATCCCGCGCACATTTCTTCCTGCGCGAACATTGTTTACCCGATAGCGCAGAATAGGGTATTTACCAAGAATAGAATCAGGAATTTGCTTCATTGCTGTAAGTAGCCTGTTATACTGAGCAGACGGAATGACTCGAATGTCCGAAACACCTAATGAATCCGCAAACAGGATGGTATCTACGCATTTATCAAGATTGTCTTCAGTAATCACTATACCGACGGTTGTGTAGGTGATTTTCGATAGCTTACGAATATTTTCAATAAGGTGGTGCCATGCCCCCGATATCCCTCCAGCCATCTCATCTCCAATAGAGGCACAACAAGAATCCAAAGAGACTGAAAAATCATTAACACCAGCGGCGTGCAGCTTCTCGTATTCTGTCCAGTCTGCACTGCCGTTTGTTGATACCGCTACACGCTCAACGCCGTTAGTCTTGCAATAAGAAACCAGTTGGCCGAGGCCGTCGTATAGAGTTGGCTCTCCGCCAGAAAAACGGACGTTCTTCAAACCCTGTGAGCACCACAGTTCTAACGTACGCATAGCCTCATTAAAAGGCAGTGTGCCAGCAACATCTTTACGAAGACCTCGACAGTATGGGCACGAAAAATTACACTTATCGGTTAGAATAAGTTCGCATCTCCAAAGTGGAGATTTTGCGCTGGTTTGTTCTGCTCGATAATCTGACAAGGTGTAAAAACCTATATCTTCAAGTTTCATTTCTTTTGCCTTTCTCTTGGTGAGTATGACTCGAACCGATTTTTCTGTGGCGCGTACAACTACTGCTGTGTTTGCGCCTCCTTAGTGTTCTGCCGGGCGACCCATGACATCAATTGTATAGATTCTCTTTTTGTGCAATCTATTACTATGCGTTCCATATCATCTGTTTTGTTTACAAGAGCACCTTGCGAACGAAACGAATCTCTTTTTACAATTTTCATGCTTACCTCCCTTTAGCCCGGCCTGTAATGATGCTTTCGCCGGGCATTGCAACCAATGTTTTGCGGTATACCTGACGTTTTAATGGCGCGGCTACCGCTATTGTGCTAAGTTACCCGTCTCCTCAATAATTTTCTGCGGGTGCGGGTGTACATCTAAAGCCCCTCATTTAGCTCGTCATACATAAAGAATCCCCCTATGCGTTCTGCCTTAATCAATGTCACAGTTATTGCATATTCTGTTGTCGACAATTCGCTACTCATCGGAAGTGCCGGAGTATACGCTTTCCCATGCTTAACCAATTGAGCAGGATTAATATCTTTGCCGACATACTCCAAAAGCTTCTTTGCAATTTCTGTCTCACTCAAATTTTTCATAATTCCCCCTGTTCACCGCACACGCAGCATGGCACGATGGCGCTGTTATGCGTCTGTGTCTGTGATTCTTCCATATTTTTCTACCGCACTTCTTCGACGGGTATGACGCAAACCGTTTGACCTCTATCGTTCTCAAACTGAAGATTCCACCGTGCCCGATTTGGCCACGTACCAGACAGCTTGAACGATGTAAATTTGAGTTCGCACCCACCGTTGAAGTACAGCGTCATGGTATTGCGATACCACATTATCGAGTAAAAAATGTCGTTGATCGAGAATGCGAACGTCCTGCTAAAATCAGACCCTTCGTATTTCGCATAGCGTATGTTCGGGTGAGATGAAAGCACCTTGCCAACGTCATCAAATTGCATAGACTCCATTTATAATTCTCCAGCGTTAAAACTTTTGTACAACGTTCTCAGGCACCCGCCTGATGTTTTGCCGACCGACAATATATTCGTGACATTCTGCTAAACCAGCAACAAACATTGCGCACTCACGCTCATCCTCTGGGAAAGGAATCGCCCTATACACTTCCTCCATTGTTGGTAATTTTGGGCTGCCTGTGTTGGTGGATGTAAATTTTTCTTTCACCAGTTTAGAAAATTGTACAAACTCATTTTCAGACATATTTATAGTAACTTTGCGCATTTTGTCGTGACCAGAATAATACTTTTCAGTTCTTACAATTTTCATATAATCTCCAGCGAAAAATTTATTTACACCAACTTAAATAGTACGACACTTATTATATACTTTTTGTTAATTGTGAAAAAAAAAAACTGGATAACACCACAGCTTCTGTTGAATTGCGGAAAGCAAAACTGTGGTGTTATCCAAATTGTTAGATTTTGTTTAAATAAACGCAAACGCCCTTAGAAGGGCAGATTATCTTGCATTGGTGGTGGTGTTGTGGGTGCCTGTTGTTGAGGCACAGGGGGCATCTGAGGCTGCTGTGTAGCCTGTGCTCCCCATCCCTGTTGTTGTGGTGGTTGGGCCGGTGCTGGTCTTGCAGAACTCTTAATTCTTACACCGAGAAATTCTTTACCAGACTTACCCTTCTTCTTCCATGCGGCAAATTCCAAATCATTACCGTTAATGTTAATGATTCCAGTCATGTCGGGGTGGTTATCCTTAGACTTTCTGTCATTATTAAACAATGTGCCACAACCATTTTTGTGTTGAAAAGCCATTATGAATCTCCTTCTTCTTCAGGATTACTTAAAATAGGTACAAGTGAATGCTTAGATGAAATATATCTGAGATCTTGAATTAGTTCTTTGTTGAAAGTACCAACAACGAACGGTGGTGCTGGAGCATATTTAGTTTTACCATCTTCTTCTGACACCTTAACAAACGTAATATCAATAGTGTCTTCTGTTATTGGTTCTTTCTTTTCTCCATTCCATATAGTGATATATGGTCTACTGTCTTTTTTCATTTAACCTCCTTATAATGAATAGATGTAATTTTACATACTTTAAAATCTGATTTCTTCTGTTTACGATAAAAAGAAACATCAGATAGAAGTAATTGTGCATCGTTCTTATTTACAAACTCTGTTTCAGACAACTTGTCTGTAAAACAAAAACAGTTTTCACTAAGATATTTTTTGTTCTTAGCCTTAGTATTTACAACAATAAACTCATTCATTACTTTTTCTCCTTCATTGATTTTTTAATTTCTTCTTTGAATGTTGAATACTTAAAATCGATTTTTTCCGGAATAGAATATCTTGATTTGGCTTCATAAGCAGCATTTTGTTTTGTGAACAACACATGCTCATCACCTTCAGCCTTACCTTTTTCATTAACAACGGTATCGATTGTTCCAAATAATGTGGCAGAAGACCAATTCAAAAGAAGATTACGAAGACTATAATCTTCTCTTGATGGCATGTTAAAAGACCACCTTTTATACTCATCAAGTCTTGGGTCCTTAGCCTTAACTGTCTGTGAATGGGTTGAAACAAACACACTTATTCCCCGACTCTGGAGAATTTCAAACGCTTTAATTACTCGTGAAAATTCTGAATACATTTCTTTCAGCTTATCACCACCCCATGCATTTGCTTTCTGTAGATCTCCATTATAATACTTAGTAACCACATAAGCATCAAGATTATTGTTGATTATATTATCGAGATTATCAAAACCAACTGATGTATAACCGTGTTTCTCCACAACAAGCTGTCTTAGAATCTCAATAAAATCTTCCCAACCCCTTATGTAATCTTCAATGGAATCACCCGATCCAATTACATCTGGATAATGTGGAACTTTAACTCCCAGATCACCAATTGAATCTTCTCCACATTGAAAAAGAATACCATTTTCAGCATCATTAATAGCATCAATCAAAAAGGTAGACTTACCCGTACCTGCTTTTGAATGAATTACTATTCCAGCTGGTTTCATTTTAGCATCACTGACCGTTTTTAGTGTAATCGACATACACACTCCTCGTTTGGGTTTATTCTAATATCATATATAATATTAGAGAAGTAAATTATTTTAATGATTTAAAAAATTTGTTGAATATGTTTTTACGTTCATTCATAGCTAATGCAATTTCCCAATCCTCTCTAGCCATATCCATTATATCTGCTGGTATAATATATGGTTTAATCACCTCCTCACTTTCTTTTGTTACATCTTTATTGATGTGTATTAATATTGTTTCATTTTTTAAATCTGGATAGGGGTTAAGTGATAGATTTTTTAAATATGGATTCTCAGAATTATTTCTAATTATATCTTCTTTGGTTTTGTGGTCCATATTAACTATCTCTTGGACACCTTGAATATAACCAGACATTTGTACTAAATGTTCTCTATATACACTCTTAGATGTTTTAAAATCACCCAAGTATAGTCCGGGTTTATAAAGAACACCATTATATTCCACCTCTTGTGGTATCCTTGCTATGAAGTCAGCGGTTCCACCCCAATTGCGAAGCTCACTGATGATAGTATATTCAATCTCCACAAACTCAGGTTTAACAACATCAAACCATTTTTTAAAATTATCAAGTGCCGTCTGACCAACAACCATAAACTCGAATGGTGCACTTTTCAACATCTCATTATAATCTTTATTTTTAATAAAGGCTTCGATGAGTTCATGAATAAATGTTCCAATATCACAAGCATCCTTTTGAATGGTCTTGGCTTTATCCCCTTTTTCTAACGCCCATCTCATAAGAAAATTTTTATTGTAACCAAGTAGGTTTATGATAGATGTGCATCTACAAACTCTTTTTCCTTTTGAGTTTTTATAAAAGAAAGTAGCCATTAATTATTACCCATAAGTTTTTTATACATTTTTCTCTTCCTTTTGATTTCTTTTTTCTCTTTTCTGGTACAATGAATCCTTTTTTGGTTTGTGTATATCGCTGTTGATTTAACAAACACAACAAAACCTAAATCCAAAATAGATTCTTCTGGATAGTCTTCTTTTGTCTCTCCTTCTTTTAAAGGTTCAAATCTAATAGATTCAAAAACGAGTCTACCCTTCATAGACTGATTAATGTGTTTATTTTCATCCCTTCTCCTCTGTCTATAATCGGAGGACGATTCTCCATCGAGTCTTTTTGGTCCAAGTATGTTCATACCGATTCTCCATTTAAATGATTAATTATTTGTTCATATGTTACTTTTTTAATAAACGATTTTGGTAAATTCCAAGATTGTAATGATTCATCATACTGACTATGACCATTGATTTTATCAATAAACAACATGCCAACCCACTCCCCGTTGTCAACATTTCTCATTATCTTACCAAGCATTCCAGTTTTAATAGATGAATTATTATCTGGATTATCCTTTATAACAACAGCATATTCATCATTCATATTAAACCCTCATTTAGTTTTACTATATATTTTTCAAATTCACCATTAAGTGGTTTTATTGAATGGGAATAACAATACCACCCATTAAAGGATTCTATTAAACCACTTATGTTATGACCACATATTTCATCATCAAACAAAACACCTATAGCGGGGAATCTTGATTCATACGGGTTAACAAAATCTTTAAAGCAAACAATAGTCCCAAGCATCCCCATCATTATTGATTCGTTTCGATCTATACCAGATTGTGTTGTTGTAACTCTCATTCCTTTAAAAAACATCTAGTTTTCCATCATTTATTTTATTGAGTAATATTTTTTTGGATATTTTAATAAAACCATCTCTATATTCTGGATCAACAAACCATCCACCACCTTCTGGTAATTTCCCGTTTAATGTGTGGCCAGCCCTCTTATCGAAAAATTGTACTTCAATCACATCTGGTTTTATTGATAGAACAATTCCCAGCTTTTTTTTCTGTTTATGAAAAATAACATCTCCTTTTTCAATTCTGTACAATCGGAACATAATTACCCCCAGACAAAATTGTTATAATTCCATCTCTTGATGAAATTATTGTTGAGTCGTTTCTTTCCACAATATAATTGCATTCTACTGGGGTACCAAACCATTCACCCCTAGTTAAAATAACATTTACTTTTTTGTGTGGTGAAAATAGAAGGAAGGTTCCATTCGGTCCAGACCTACCATATCTATGCATCATGTACTCGGCGTTTGTTTCCAGCCTACGATCTTCAATAGCCCAATCAATAGTAGAACACCCCATAAGTAAACTGAACAATACAAAAAAAATAATGTTTTTCATTTTAATACATCCTTTCATTATTATGATCAAAATTCAATTCTTCATATTCATCAGGTATAGCTGATTCAATCAACAGGGATTCAAATTCATCATCCGTCATTCTGTTTTCTTCAAGCCATTTGTCTTTTTCAAATCTATTGTATTTAAAGTTTGACATTATTAAAACCAACTTTTTTGGGATGAATACCATTAGCATATTTATGAAAACACTTAGGACATATAAAGAATTGTTTTTTCACACCGGCATCAAAAAAAGACAACTGCATTGCGTTTTCATTAGACACGCGACTCCTGCATTTTTTACATGAAACCATAAAAGATGTAACACTTGGTAAATTTCTTTCTCTTTGTTGTGAAGAAATATGTTTTGTTGTGAACATAGAAGAAGTCCACATATCCCCAAATTTAGAACCCTTACTTTTATTAACAAAAGTTAAGTCCCCATTTGGATATAGAAAAACTGTTTTAGCGGCACCAAAACTATTTCTCAACATAGAAGAAAAATGTTTGTTTTCCAACCACTCTGGTTTTATATCAGAAAGAATGGTAGATGCAAATTTATAACTATTGCTTCTATTACAATCAGTTAGTTTATCGACACCACCGATATAACCATCCTGTATCATATGCACACCCCCAATTGATTCATATGGTTGAATATCAACGGTGTCATATGTATTAGTTCCAACAAAAATAATAATTCCACTTTTCTGTAGAAGACCGTCTCTGTATTTTTTTTCTATACTCTGTATAAACGAATCACGTTTTTTGAATTTGGCTGTATATATTTCTCCCTCATATGAATATGAATATCCATATCCACCACTATAAGTATTTGAATATTGTTTAACAATTTCAATATCCATTTTTTTATTTTTTTCACAAGCTATAATAATACCAGTTGCCATTAAATAACTCCCTTTTCTGATAAAATCTTTTTAAGGTTTGGATAATCACGAGAAGAAATAAATTCCAAATATCCACCAACGGTTGGAATCCATTCATCCTTAGTATATTCATAAACAGACATACAGTATTCGATGTTCTTCATGAATCGAACATAATTAAGAGTGCCTCTGAAAATACGAACCTCAACAGTATATCCAGAAGACATATTAACAGCGACGTGTCTATTTCTTTCATTTCTTGGGTTCACCTTTGATTCAGCAACACGCTTTAAATCAAATGGTGGTTTTAATGTTGAAAATTTTTCAAACCATTTTCTATCAACTCTATCTGAAATCATATATGTAAAATCTTCATTTTCATAAATGAATTTCAAAAAAGAATATAGATGAGTTGATGTGAAAAAGTTGGAACCAAGATGAACATGCATACCACAAGTATGTGCCCTATAAGACAAACATCCATGCTTTCTTAAATCCATAATAGATTTAATTACATTTTTGTTTTTAACAATCCAATTATATGTAACTGGGTGACTAACCAATTCAAATGATTCACCATATATTCCACTACCTTTGTTTTCAATTGAAGCATCATTCTTAAAATAAAAAACATTTTCTTTTTTATTAATAATGTCATTGAAATAATTTATTATATGTTGTTTCCGTGTTTTTTTATTTAATACCTCCAACTCAATTCCCATAGTAATAGATTCGTCATTTTCATTTGTTTTGAAAGTATTAAATTCTGGTTTAAATGAATAATTCATCGTTTTTATTGTTGGTTTCTTTGTGTATCCATGCTCACACACAGGACACATATTTAAACCACCGATACCCCTGAGTTTATTTGATGGGTGTAAATTACCACACAAATCACACGAATCTAAATCTACAATTTCAGATAAACAATTCCCACACACCCAATCTCCATCAACATGAACCAAACTTTTAGACCACAATTTAGTACAACAGTGATCACACACATCTGTTTTCTTAACACAATCCACACATAGATGATGTTCTTTATTATTGACAACCATATCGTGGTCGCCTTCTGGAATAAAACGAGCACCGCAATTAGTACACACCTCTGAATTTTTTTCAAAACAGGAGGGGCAAAAATCACCTTTCTCCAACATCATTGATTTACATTTAGAACAATTATAGTAAACATAAGTTCCAAGATATGAAACATTGCTATCTTTGATGATATTACTTGGAATTATATTAATTATCTTACTTTGGTTTATTTTAATACCAGTTAAATAATCTATATATTCATTATTAATCTTTCTTGCTATATAACTACATTCAATTCCTTGAAGTAGATATTTATTGCCAACAACAAATGTTTTACAATAAATATCTGGTGGTGTCTCTTGTCTGTATCCATCCTCAATATAATATTTACCATCTTGTATATCTAAACGAATGATCTTGTATTTATTTTTTGAAAACTTAATCAAACCTATTTTTATCATCGTTGTCTCCTACTTGTTTTTTCAGACATGCATTGAAAACACATGTTTTCTTTAAACTCTTTTTCTTTCCTGAGTCTTTTTCCACATAAACAATAAATGGATGCACTTTTATTCATATTAATACATTTAATACAGTATCCAGTTTGTTGTTCTATGTTATCATATAAATAATTCATACAACCATCTGTTAAACAGTAGTCATAAATATTATCCACATTATGATCCCAATGATTACAATAAGTTCCAGTGTAAACATTTATGTTGTATCTCTTCTTTTTATAATAATCATTAGAAAACCAAATTTCTTTTTCTTGGATTCCTTTGTTCTTATTATAAAAAATAAATTCATTTTTGTCTGTAAGTAAAACAACCTTGGATTTGTCTATGTACTTTGATATTAAAAATGATACTGCTGTTGAATTAAGTGGAATATTATCCTCATATAAAGACTTCATTATCTTTGAAAAAACCAAAGAATCAGATTGTGTTGAGTCACCAATACCAGTTATAGTTCCGTTGTGAACCATAGAAATCTTGTTTTCAATCACAAAGAAAGGATGACAATTCTTTTTATTAATACCTCCACGGGTAGCATATCTGAAATGTATTAAAAACTTGCTGTCTGGATTATCATATCTATCGTTGTGAAATGCTTTGATGAATTGTTTAAACTGGAACCACCCTTTTCGTACAACAACCTTTGCATTATCACTGCCAATATTTTCAACATAGCTATATCCAGAGCCATGTGGGTTTGAATCCCATGCATATTCCAAATGTTTATAGTCTACGTCTTCTTTAATATTATTTATTTCAGGTAGAGCTGCAATAATACACACTATAAAACCTCCTTAAATTTCCCATGTGTTTGATTCAATTGGCTTGTCCATCTTAAATCTACTATTTTTTTCATTTACGATATAAATTGATACTGGGTATTTTTTTCCATCAACATCAACAATCACTGTTTCTTTTGAATAACCAATCTCTAGATAATCAACCATTTGGGCTGTATTTGAATCCACTTTGTATACTTCAATTGGAATTTCTTTGTCACTTATTTCTGGTACTATATATGGATATCCATGTCCATATGTCATATTACCGATACAATACATTTGATACCCATACACTTTACTGTGTCCAATAAACTCAGACTTTTCAATCAGTGGGTGATTGTGATTGTCTTTTTTAAGTGTTCCATAAACCGCTATATACATTTTTTTAATACCTTTTTATATTGTTATAACTACATAGATTCTGTCGGCTCAACTTCAATTTCTGGATTTTTTCCTTCATTTAAAGAAATTATTATAAGTTCATCACTTGGTGTATATACGAAATACTCATGAGAGCGTCCATCTTCATTCACAGTCCTATTAACATAATAGTTGACAAATTCGTATACACCAAAACGATTTAACAATATATCACCATACTTTGTTGAACCACCCTTTTTTAGTATATAATTATCTGGAAGTTCTGTAAGTTTAATCGATGATTCACAGTTTGGAATTGATATCAACATATACACCCCAAAAATTCATCCACTGAATTAATAGTGTTCAAACAAATTTTTATATTAAGAACATCATCTTTAGATATTTTTTTATCTAAATTACGTTGTTCTTTTTTTATTTTGTTATCAAATGTACTTAAATAATTCTCTAGTTTTATTCTTCTTTTATCTTTATTCATTGTTTAATCACCTTTTTTAAACAGTGGGCTGGGACATATAAGACATGATTCTCCTCATCTTTCAAGCAATATGCAAAATCATTATGATCAATACCCGTCACCTCTAAAATTTTACCAATTTTTGGTTTTGAATAGGGTAACACATTTTTAGTTGGTGATGTCATTATCACTTCAACAATATCACCAGTCTTAAAAGATGGGTCATTTATTTCTTTAATTGCCTCTTCAGTTCTTGGTCTATCATCAATCAACCCCTGATTAACGTAATTATTTAAACAAAACATCATACCTCCAATTGTTCATTACTGAAAAAATATGATGAACCACGGGTGGGGTGTTGTCTATTTTCTCCGGTTTCTGGATGAATATAATTCCACCAATTTCTTTCAGATGAAAACAACCAATCAAAATATCGTGTGTGTTTTTCAATACTATATTCACTGGTTGCTATATCTGGAGCGGTGTTTATTTCACACACACAAAATTTCATGGTTGGAGATTCTCTATTAATCATTACATCCACTGCCCCCATATCACCACCAGCTACACGAACAGCATCACATGAAATATTACAAGCTGTCTTGTATCTTCGATATTCTCTTACTGGTATTACTCTCCATTCATTATTGGTTATAGATCTATTTCCAGCTATTCCATGTTCTGGATTATAATTTTTATCCTTAATCATAAGGACTTTCCCATGTCCCACAAAAACACGAATCTCTTCTTGTTTAGGATAAATTGATGATGAATATGTGTCTGAATTCATTAATAGAGAACCAAATATGTTTGTGTATTCAGATATATTATTAACCACATGAAAATTCCGTCCTCTACTATGCCTTATAGGACGCACAATAAAGGGGTAAGAATCCATTGGGGAATTGAGACGTGTCTCTGGTACTGGTATACTATTTTCTGCCAATAGAAGCCTTGTGCGGGCCTTATTAGAGAAGATATTAATAGCTCTTGCATCCTGATATATTTTTGGATTGCCATTAATGGCACCAGAGTATCCCCACCTGATGATAGTATCTTGCCTATCAAATGTGGGGTTAACATTTAAACGTAGATGTTTCAACCAACGTCCGTTTTGTTTATTGAAACGAAACCAACGGAAATTACCAGTCCTAAATTTTTTTCGTTTCAATAATATATGGGGTGTCCTCATTGACTGAGATACACCCATCATTGAAAGTCGCCCATGTTTACCCAATATAATATAATTCATCATCACTCCACAATAAAAATATGGTTGTTTTTATTAGATTTTTCCTTTTTAATGTCATGACAGAATGCAAAACATCCTTCAATTGCATTTTGTCCATCGAAGAAAGTAACTGGAGCAAGTGCTTTTTTACCATCAACCACAACCCGTCTGGTTTTAATATTTCCATACACCGATTTACCATTAATTAGTGGTGTTTCTGGTTTTTTGTTTAACACACTATAATAAGTACCAGATGGTTTATACATATTTTTAATATGACTATTTGAAATTATATTTTTACCAACTTTGAGATTTTTCCAATCTTTTTCAATTTTATCTTCATCCAATGAAAGTCCGTTAAGATGTAAAGACCAACCATGGTTTTGTTTTGGATTAATCCAATTTTCAATAATATTGCTTGTATCAATAGGATTCATACAAACATATTTAAAACCAGCCAGCCCGTGGTCAGCAAGAGGAAAGGTGTGTATTCCTCCAATAATAGATGACCAACAATTTAGAATTGGTGCAATCTCATCAAAAATCTTTTTAGCCAGATTGAAGTCATTTTCATTTATCGCTTCGATTACATCATTCTTATTAATATTTTTCCACAGTTCCCCCAGTATGTCTAAATGGGTTCCGGTGTTTGTATAATGATTATACAGTATGTTTACTGCTGTGCGAGCAAGACCAAAAAACAAATAGAAAAGTCGAATGTCACTTACCCAAAAATTAGACAATACTCGATACTCAACACCATATGGTTTCTTGCGAAAAGATCCAGCTTTTCCATATTGTAGACGTCTAGACTTATTATCTTGTCTATCCATAAGAACAGAAGGAATACCAACAACCAAATCTAGTAGGGGTATCAAATTCTTATGATCATTCATAGCTCTAACTGCACTAGATCCATATCGAGTTTGGTTTCCCCCAAGATGAATGTGACCACCAGCATATCTTTTTGTTTCATTATCTTTAATCTTCAACACATTCATTTTACCTGAGTAAGCATCATAATCTGGATCGCACCCAAGAATTTTATTTTCATCTTGAATATTATCCCAGTCTTTTTTAAAATCTGCTGAATAACTTTCATGAATAAAAATTTTGGATTCTTTCAATTCCTTCATTTTGTTTCTGATTGAAGTTTTAATTGAATCACGACAATCTGATGCATCTGGTTGAACTTCAACAGCAAGTCCATCGATGACAATCCCGGATTTATTTTCAGTTATAACCTTTTCTCCGGGGACAACTCCATTTTTGCTTTTTGCAAAGAATTCAAAATCTGTTCCCATACGAATTTTAAAATAACTCATTTTTTTTATCCTTATTTTGAAATAATAACTTTACGACGAAACTTAACATTATTAAAAATCTTTTCGTTTGCTGAATAACCAGACAATTGTTTTACCACAGTCCACTTTTTTTCATCAAAAGAAAATTCATCTGTCTTATTGCTGAGTGTTTCGTTTTTGAATACTTTTCGATACTTAGTTTTCATACATTTTCTCCTTAAAAAAAATAATTAGTGGTACCCCCGACAGGAGTCGAACCTGTGACACATGGATTAGAAATCCATTGCTCTATCCTACTGAGCTACGGGGGCAAATAATTAAAACAAACTTATTCCTTATTCTCATGTGGTGCATCTGGCAATGGACACCAATCAGGAATGGTATACCGTGTAAACTTATTGCTGATAGGCAAAACACGTTCGGCCCTCCCACAATAATCGCCCATATCATTTATGTTAGGACAATCCCCACAATCACAAACAGTCTCGCTGTATATCTTCATTTAGCACCACTCCTTTTGTGCAATCTATTACTATGCGTTCCATATCATCTGTTTTGTTTACAAGAGCACCTTCTTATATCCTATATAAATCCACACCACCATAGTGTTAATAAACATTATCCACTAAAAGTTAAATTTATATAAGCAACCAAACCAAAACCAATTATAAATGCAAATAGATAGTAAATAACTTCCATTTTCATCATTTTATTTTTCCAGAATTAAGGTTTAGAATGAATCTTTATCACTATTCCAGCACCTTCAACGCGATGTCTGTCAGTTATTACTAAACAGAGCACCAATAATAAAAATACAAAAAAGCATCGCCAAAGCAATCAACAATATCATTCTTCATCCTCTTGTTTAAAGTCCTTCCAACCACACCACGCACACACACCTTTTGATACACACATAGCGTAGTTCTCTCGTTCACACATCGGACAATGAACAAGATAACCACGCCCACTCTCGTCCCTGAAGTTTCCCGGATGATCTTCAAGCCTTATCATTACTAACCCCTTCTGTTTTGGGTATTATTTAAACATTCAAATCAATCAACCAACAAGTCTGTTATGTTGACACCCTTCTTTATGTCATCTTCTGTTAACTCACAATCATTAATGTTACCAATGATATCGGACATATCCCCACACACACCCGTCACATTACCAACAACACCACTCACATCGCCACGTATGCTATTCAGAATCCCAATGACACCAGATACATTCCCACGTATGTCAGTAACATTACCAACAACACCAGTCACATCGCCACGTACACTAGACACATTGCCATATATGTTAGACACACTCCCACAGATGTCAGTCACACTTCCACAGATGTCAGTAACAATCCCATAGATACCAGACATATTGCCAGTGAGATTGGTTACATTACCAACAACACCCGTCACGTCCCCACAGATGTCAGACACATTCCCATAGATACTGGACATATTACCACATACACCAGACACATTGCCATATATGTTAGACACATTGCCACAGATTCCAGAAGCATATCCAGTAAGTGCCGCATGAACACCCATCACTTTTTTACCATTTACATAGTGATACACTTCATTTTCAGCACGTTTCAACAGTTTTTTCATTTCAATCTCCAAATAAATCAAGGTTTATTTTGGGTAATGTTCACGCTTCCTAAGTGCTTTCATACGATAACCGCCATATACTTTAATTACATCTTTTTCTTTTTTCTTTTTATTGATGAACTCTTGAATATGAGAACTGTTTCCAGCCGCAGATTCAACCGGAGTATGTATAATATCCCACCCACCTTTTTTCATTCGTTGTTCTTGACGATAGAGTATTGCACTATTGTCATTGATTGAGATTGTGTAAGGCATTATTCTCTCCTTGTTGGTAGATTGTTACCCCAATTGTTTGGTTTTATCACTATTGATAGCAACCAATAAGTCTGTTATGTTGACACCTTTTCAGCACGTTAGTTTGTACAGCTCCACACACGTGTTTAGAACCCACAGTATAGTCCATAAAGTCCACAACCACCACGGAGCGACGATACTATGCTCAACCGCCAACCAAATCAACAAAGCCAATGTTACCATAATAACCTCCAGTGAGCCAAACTATAATATTAAAAAATCAATGCAACATCTTTTTCATCTTTCAATCTCCAAATTACATTTCATGTTATGAAGTCTTTTAACATTTATTATACCCAACCTATTTTCATCTGCAATGCAATCAATGCTTCAACGTCTTTGGTATCAAGATTACTTAAGCCGGCCCCTTTTGAGTTTCTTCGCCAACCATGTTCTGAGATGTAGAAGGTGTGTATTGCTTTGAACACTTCTTCTGACTTACCTTTATGATATTCAAATACACCCAAAGCCCTATCGTTTGAGATAAGACAAACGGCCTTTTTCACCATTGTTTGTACTGGTTGTCCCTTATCATTCTTGAACGTAATATCAATACTGGATAAGTCGCCAAGATATATCTCTTTGACTGCTTCAATTTTCTTTTTCTTTTGCTCTGCTTCCAGTCGTTTCTTTTCTGCTTCCTGATCATACTTGTACATCTTGCCATCTTTGTGATAGAAAGATGATCCATCTGGCATAGTAACAATTGGGAATCCATCAAAGGTAGTTCCAGATACGGTAATTGCAGACATAACATACCCCTTTTTTGAGTTTAATTAGAGATTAAACATATCAAACAAAGTATAACTATAGTGATAAGATAGGGTAACATAATCACAATACTCCCTATTCGTTTGCGTGATTTTTTGGTATTTATTTTGTTCTTTCTTTTTGGTATTCCATGAGGGAATTAAACCCTTTTTCTTTCAATACCCGTTTTTGAAACTCTGTTTCTTTATCTATATCAACTAATATTGTTTTCTTTTCCAGTGCTTTTCTTTTACGTTTGGATATTTTACCCAAGTTTCTTATTGGTTTTTGTGCTATTGTTGTGGGTAATTTGGTGTTATCAGAGTAAGGTTTTTTTCTGGTAAATGTTAGACAAACATCATAGGTATCACATTTTGATACATAACCAGATTTACCATAAGAAGATTTTTTTGTTGTGTTTATGAAATGGGTAGACATAGTGGTGTGTTTTTTACCACCAATTGAAACATTTACGTTGGGTCTTTTTGAATACTTATTAAGCAGTTGGATACGTTTTTTGTCTGTTAGCTCAGTTATTTTAACATATTTCCCCCTCATAATTACCCCCTTAGAAAAAAAGAGGGGTGAAGTTAGATTCACTTCACCCCCCAAACAATATGTGAAAACGTGTAAATCAATTAATTTGTGTTACTATGTAGTATATTTATTTGTAATAAAATGATAGATTCACCACTCTATCTAAGTTATTGATAAATATAGTACACCGGCATTGCCCCATGAGAACTACTCTGAGGTATTCAAGATGGATTTAGTGTTAGAACCAACACGATAAAATGATGTGTGGTTTAAGCTGCTAAAACCAATCTCTACCCAGCCCTTGACCCATTTTTACAACATGAGTCCATTACAAATTGTCAAAGAACGATTTTAAGGTACCAATAAGCCCAGAAGATAGATTACCCATACCATCGCATGGGTTTACCCCTCTTTTGGCCTATATGACCCCTTAAAATGAGTCTGAGAGCATTTTAAACACATCTCTGCACTCAGCTTTGTTAAAAAGAGCATCCATCTGCATTTCCACGGGCTTTGGACCGTCTATTTTAATAGGCTGCATTACTGCCCCAGTTAAGGGGGTTTAACGGTTACACATGGAAACAACCAAAAACAACAGGAACGAACCGACAATAGCTTCAATCACAGTGCTCTCCTTAGAATACCCAATTAGGGCGTTTACAGTAATTATCTTTTCTTGCCTTATATCCTTTGTTCTTTTTCAAGAAAGAATCTTTTAACGGTGAATCCTTCAAGGATACCCGTTTAATAGAAACTTTCTTTTCACTTCTGATATTTAAAGCAATAGACATTTCGATAGTGCTCATTGCTTTGTCCATCTTTTTCCCGATCATGTTGTCCTCACTTAGGGAAAGAAACAAAAACTAATTTAAACAGTGTGTCACAACAAAGGAAATTACCAAAACATGTCATGACCAGATTTTAAAGAACAGTGAATCAACGCTACACCAAGGGAAACGACCAAAGTTTTCAGCCAGCGATATGGAAGTCAGATATCCATATTGGGGGGCCGGGGGTATCCCCCGTCGGGGGTGGCCTGTGGTGGAGAGAGGAGAAAGACTACCTAGTTCAACACCCAAATACAAAACACAACACTTCTCAAACAATTCATCATACCCCCTTAATGGTTTCCCCACACCCCTTCCTTAAACCCTCTGTATATTTATATTTAATCAAACAGTAGGATAACCTAATATATATATATATATATATATAAACATATATAGGGATTTACTTCTCTTAAAAAAAATAGCATAATATAAATACACCTTCTCAAAGGACTTTAAATGATAAAGAAAAAAATTAATGACGACATCTACAACCATGGGTTCACATTAATTATTTCAACCAGAGATGAGATAATCTCATTTTTAGAAAAAAAATACCAAGTTGATTGGAATAACAATGCAGCCGGTGCCTTCATAACACTGATTAATTATGATACAGAGGAGGAAGATTGTTATCTCTGGGTAAGAGATGACGGCGAGACAGAGTTGAAACAATACTTACTATGTACTGTATTACACGAGTTAATTCACGCCTCAATGGATGTCACATTGAATGTTGGTATAGTCAGTGAAAAACAAAATAGCGAACCTCTAGCTTATTATTACATCTATCTTTTTAACCAAGTATTTCCTGTAATAAATAAATATTTCAATAAAAACAATTGACTTCTCTGAAAAAATAGACCATATTAAATATATGAAAACAATAATCGTATCAGGGTGTATCCGAAGTTACACCTCCCTAACAATGAAATTATTTGATCTCTTGGGTGCTCCAGTAGCATACGACAAGGAATTAAATGATTTCACTGATTTTAACCGAGACGGTCTCTATGAATACAACATGGTTTCAGTTAATGGAGAAAAAGACGTCCGGTTGTTTGAAAATAAAATTGTAAAGGTTGTTTTCTCTGGATTATATCCAAATATTTTTAATTCATACACAGGACTGTCTAGAAATATAATTGAGAATAGCACATTACTTGTATGTCTTAGAAAACCATTGGGAATATTAAATTCAATCAATAACATATTTCTAAAAAACAATAAAAATGATGATTTTAAGAATTATCCATTTAATTATCTGTATTCTGAATATAGATATTTTTTCACTTGGTTAAAAGATAACATGTGGATTCTAAATCACATGGTTGTTTTTGATACTGAAGATTATTTCAAAGATCCAGAAAACGCAGTTGAAACACTAAAATTTATATCAGAATCCAACGCAACAAGAAAACAATTTGAATATGCGTTAGCTACTATTGGTGATAAAACAGATGTGGATCTTGAGATACCATCAAATTGTGTTAAAATGTTTGATTACTGCAATCAAATGTATGAATATATGTTAGATGGTAACTTCGATGCTGCTGTAGAATTTAACTGGGAATTTAAACTATGAAATGTGAACGATGTGGACACAATCTTTCTCCATTAGTATCAGATACGGGTCAGAGAAATTCAGAATATTATTGTAGCACATGTAGAAAATCTTATCCAATGTCTCAAGAAGCGTGGGATTTTTTTCAGAGTACCAAAAATATGAAAAGGCCAAAAGATGCAATTAGTCGATGAAATATGGGAAATCAAATTAGTTGTAAATAATGAAACCGGTAAGATGGTTGTAAGATTCAAGGATAATGAGACTGGTGTTGAAGACGAAGTATCTTATGATTTGATTGATTCACTCATGTCTAAAGTACCAGTTGAATATTATGACAACGTGGCTGAGTTTCTTATAGACAAAGCGAAGGATGTTTTAATTGAGTCAAAAAAAGAAAGACGATATAATCCAGATTTCTCAAAAGAAGCTATTCAAAGTAATTAATAAATTGAGAGATTGTGATAGAGAATTGTCTGAATTGTGTTTTAATGAGCTTGAAAAAATAAGAAGGATACAGAATAAACAAGATGAATCAAATGATAATAGAGCTTGAATGTGAATACTGCGGATTGGTTGAAGAAATTATAGTTAGAGATTTTCAGATTAAAAATATAAGTGTTCTTTGTCCAAGCTGCAATAAGATGATGACTATGTTTCAATATGAAGAGTAAATGCCGGTATAGCTCAATAGGTAGAGCAGATGTATTGTAAACATCTTGTTGATGGTTCGAGTCCTTCTACCGGCTCCATATAAGGGTGAGTAGCTCAGTGGTTTAGAGCTTCCGGCTGTTAACCGGATGGTCGTGGGTTCGAGTCCCACCTTGCCCTCCATTACACAAATAGGGGATTAGTCCAGTGGTTAGGACGGAAGATTTTGGATCTTCAAACTTGGGTTCGAGTCCCAAATCCCCTTATTAAAAAAAAAGGAAATCACATGCCAAGAAATTATAAAGATGAATATAAGAAGCATCATTCTTCAACCAAAGCTAAGAAGGACCGAGCAGCGCGAAATAAGGCCCGTAGGAAGGCTATAAGAGATGGTAGAGTATCTAAGGGTAGCACGAGCGACATTGACCATCGTAACCCCCTTAGAAGCGGAGGTAGTAGGTCCACATCAAACACCCGCATTAGAAGCATAAATTCAAATAGAAGTGATAATGGACACCGTAAAGGGGAGAAACATAAGAAACATGCCAAATAAAAGAAAAGAATCAGAAATTACTGGTGATAGACTAACTGAAAAACAAAAGGCTTTTGCCGATAATGTATTGTTTCTAGATATTACCCCAACAGAGTCAGCTAGGAACGTGTATGTTGATTGCACAAACGATTCAGTAAAAAGAATAGCATCAGATAACATGAAGAATAGGAAAATCCTAGACTACATGTCTGCTGTTAGAAAAGAGCTTGAAGATAGTTTGTTGGTTGATCGTTTTTATGTAGTGAAAAAACTAAAACATCTATGTGAAAATGGTAGTGAAAACATACAATTAAAATCTGCTATTGAACTTGGTAAAATCCGTGGTATGTACATAGAAAGAATAGAAACAAATTCAAATGAAACACCACAGGAAATTCTTAAAAAAAGTTTTGAAAAGAAATTCAAAATAATCAACAACGAAGACCAAATGGATGGGACTAATGACTAATGGTGTTAAATATTGGAATCTTAGGCCGATAGATTTGGTTTTAACTACTGGAAAAGGTATAGTTCCAAATACAATAAAAAGATTTTCTGGTGGGGAAGATGATCCTAATTGTGCTACACATGCAGCCATTGTGGTTGAATTTCATGGTCAGCTTCTTCTAATGGAGATGCTTGGAAAAAAAGGTGGAATATCATTGTCTCCATTTGAGAGATACCTCAACAACAACAAAAGATGGATTGTTGGTGTTCGTAGACTAAAAGATTTTATTGATATGGAACGAATTCAAATGGATATAGCCCTAGATTATAGAAAACAGTTGAAATATCCATTTAAAGATTTGTTGATGTTCACTGATTGGTTTATATTTAGAAATGTTAAAAACGATAAACAAGAACCATATTGTTCAGAATATTATGTAGAAAAAACTTGGAGTTTTACTGATTATCCAGATGAATTTTGGAATAAGGTTTCTCCAAGAGACCTTCAAAAATCTAACCTTTTTTATGATTTGGATTGGGAGATTGTAAAATGAAAGAAAAACTAGTAAAAGATGTGTCGATTCAAATTTGTGATTACTTTTCAAATGAGTCGATTGGCAATACACAGTTTGATTATAACACAGTGAATGAAATTTTATATAATTCGTTTGGTTTTCTTTTTGATATCATCGAGGACGAAGATAATGAATGAAATTACACTAAACAAAGAAGTAATTGAAGCAATTATTGCTAACACTTATGCTGACGCTGATAATTTTAAGTGGGACGACGAAAAGAAACAAGTCACTTTTACTTATGATCACCACGTAACGTCTAACAATATTGTTCCTTATCTTAACCAGATAAAAAGAATGGCTTCTGAGATTAATTTTTTGAATGGTGCTATTTTTCAAGCAAACCAGACTCTTGGAACAACAGTTACGTTCTTGGATGAGTCAGAAGGGGAAACAAATGAGTAAAATTCAGGTTGGATATGGTGGTGGTAACAAGGAAGGATTTGGTAGAGGTTCTTACCCAAAGGGAACTTATGGTCCATCACGTAGACAAAAAATTACCAATGGTGGGTTTTCTACTCCGGGCCATAAATGTCCCACTGTTGATTATACTAGAATTTCAGAAGAAAAATGGAATAGGATTTTTAAGAATAAATGAGTAGAAACAAACCAAAATATGCAGACATGTTCTCACCAGACATGATTAGATATTATAGAGATAACATTGTGGAATTTGTTCATGATGTTATTTTCCATAAAGAATCTGTTCGTAACGGTGGGAAATTAAATCTATCTAATCAACAGGAAGATTTCCTAATATCTATGACTAAGAATCGTAGAGTATCAAGGAAATCTGGTCGTGGTATTGGTAAAACGGCGGCTGTTGCTTTTCTTTGTGTATATTGGTTGTGTATATATCCAGACTCAACAAAATTTGAGTGTACTGCACCATCATTCAAAACACTTAAAACCGCGTTGTGGAATGAAATTTTAATGTGGTTTGATCGAAGTTTAGTTGGACCAAAATATGCCGATTTGTTTGAACTTGGACAAGAAAGAATATCGTTAAGAGAAAATAGAAATGGTTGTTTTGCTGAGCCAAGAACAGCAAAAGACAAAGAAAGTATGTCTGGTATACATGCTCCAAATTTAATGATCATTGCTGATGAGGCTTCTGGTATAGAAGATGAAATTTTAGATACTTTGGATGCAACACTGACAAGTGGGGAAAACAATAAAATTGGACTGATTTCAAACCCAACAAAAGTAACTGGTTTCTTCTTTGATACATTTAACAAAGACAGAAACAGATGGGATTCAAATACATATTCAAGCGTTGATTCTCCGTTTGTTGATAAAGAACAAGTTCATTATTATAAACGAAAATATGGTATTGATCATCCTCTTTATTTGATTAATATCCTTGGTGAATTTCCACCGGAAAATGCAGATTCCTTCTTGTCTTTACACGACGTTAATCAATCTATGTTGAGAGACGTTACACCAATGGGAGAGATTGAGATCGGTGTAGACGTTGCTCGTTTTGGAGACGATTTAACTGTTGTTTATTGGAGACATGGTAATAAAGTTTATCCAGCAAAAACATTGTCGAAAAGTAGCATTCCAGATACTGCTAATTTGGTTATATCTACAGTATTAGAGATAAGAGAAACCACAGAATATCAAGGAAAGATTAGAATTAAAGTTGATGATGTTGGTGTTGGTGGTGGTGTTTTTGACATATTGGCTTTAGACAGACAGAATAATATAGAACCAATACCTTGTAATTTTGGTGGGTCTGGTAATGATACATATCACAATGAAGCAAGCTCGATGTGGGGATACTTTAGAAATATGCTTCCTGTTATATCTCTACCAGAAGACGAAAAGCTAAAAGAAGAGCTAGCAGCTAGAACGTGGAAACCATCAAATACTGGCAAAATAATGATTCAACCCAAGTCTGATTTTAAAAAGAATTTTGGTGGATCTCCAGATAGAGCCGATGCTCTGATGCTTTGTTTTTACAACAAAGAACCAGAAAGAGTTGTGATTAAAGATTTTGATCCACTGGATAAAAATATAATAAGATCACATGTGGCTTACGCTGGATCTGAAAAGTATTGTTCTATCCACGTATCTCCCGATTTGTTTTTCTCTATATCATACGTTTCTTGGGATGGTTATAAAGCATATCTATACGATGAATATTGTGGAGATGATGCTCTGATGTATATAGCAGCACACATAAGAGAAAGATATCCATTTAATAAGATACTAGGCAACAACAAGATGTTCAGCAAAAGCGGTGATTCTTTGGACTGGAAATTTAGAAAATTTGGAATCAGTGTTTTTGAAAACTATAAATATGACGAATTGTCTGCCATAGAAACATTGAATCTTCAGATTACAAATAGAAATATATCGATAAATGAAAAATGCGGGGTTTCTATAAAACAATTGGGTAACTGGAAAATGGATAAATCTAAAAATGTCCAACATGTTGATTTTGGTTTGTGCTATTCTTTAGCCAACGCGGTTTCTTTTCTTAGAGATAAAAAAAGAAGTATAGAAACATCTCCATTTAATACTAGTTATTCTAATGGTGTTATTAAAAAACCAACTACCAATCTTAATTGGATGACATTATAATTGACTTCTCATTATTTTTGTATTATATTTGTTAAATGAGCACTCTATATTCAATAAGATGTCCAGAAGATAGAAAACACAGCAGTAAACATACTGGGGTTGAACATTCTACATGTGGTCATCTTTTGGCTATTTTGGATGATGAATATCTATATTTGAGATGTCCTATATGTAAAATAATTTGGAAAGTTAAAGATTTAAAGGGCGGTGCTGTAGAAATGGAGCCCATATCAAAAGAAAAAAAACTAGAACTTGAATCATCATTGAAAGTAATACCTTATAATGGCTGAATCTTGGGGACTTGGGGATTTATCTAATCTAATTAATAGGATTGGTAAACCCAATAAAAAAGACAGATTTGACAAAGACAGTATGCCTTTTGTTGAAACACCTTCAGCAAAGGTCTCTTTGTTAGAGGCCGAATTTGATAAAGTTTTAGCTGAAAGATATGACGAAAGGTTAAACGAAGAAGCCGATTGGAGATTATACACCGGATTTAGAAATGGTCAATGGGATTCTGAGGCTTTAAGTATATTAAAAGAACAGGGACGAAATCCATTTCAAGCAAATATAGTTAGAGGTAAAGTTGATGGACTTCAAGGTTCTATAATAAAATCTTGGTTTGATATTGGATATGAATCAATAGATCCACGATTTGACGAACTCGCAAAAATACTAAAACGGATGCTTCTTAGTGACAAAGAATTGATGGATTGGGAAGCGTCCTACATGGAATTAACAAGACACGGCCTTGTTTATCAAGGCGTAGAAGAGATGTTTGTTAGTGATCGATACTCACCCCTTGGTAATATTGGTTTTAGAACACTCCTCCCCGGTCATTATGTTTTAGATCCCAACTGGAAATCCTATGATTCTAGAGATCTCAAACGTCTTTGGAAAACCTCTTATCTAACCCCTTCTGAAATATCAAAAAAATATGGAATTGATGATTCTCAAATCAAAGCCATGATTAGACTTCAAGCTCAAGTTGCCTCTGAATATGAGGAGGGAGCTACAGACAAAGGGCTTATTAGATTTGAACAAGACACTTCATATGGTGATTTATACAGAGTGATTGAATATCACCACATGGAAAAAGAAAAGAATAAAATACGAGTTAATGTAAATGATGGGTCGATCATACCTGATGGTGATGATGAATTTTTGAAACAATGGGCTGAATTTAATGGTGTTAATTTAGATGAAGATGTTATAGAAAGAGAAATATATGAAAACATCTATTATGTAACAACTATTTGTCCAGAGATTTCAAAAACAAAACCATTACAAGATAAACGTGGATATCTACAACTTGGTAGATTGCCATTTTTTCATTGGTCTTCGTGCAGAATTAATGGTGAAAATTCTGGTATCCCGGAACTTCTTAGAAGTCTACAACAGACATATAATAAAAGAGAGTCTCTTGTAGATCACATGATATCATCTTCTGCTAATGGTGGAAAATTAATAGATCCAGAGATTGTTGATAATGATCCAGTTCGTATGGAACGAATGAGAGAGAATTTCAACAACCCATCATACACCGATTGGTCTGGTCCGGGTAGACTTGCATCTGGTAGAAATTATATTCAAGAGCTACCAAGAACACAGATGGATTATGGCATTATAAATATGCTAAATCGTATGGTAGACATGACCGATATGATTAGCAAACACTCTGCTGCTTCAGATGCTAGAACACAGAGTTCTGATGAATCTGGTATTCTTTTTGCTAGAAAACAACTGCAATCTGAAATTAATCAGGCTTCTATTATTAAATCTCTTGAGTTTTATTGGAATCAAAAAGGAGAAGCCTATTTGATTGCCGCAAAACAACTTTATGGAGATGTTTATAGAGAGTTTGTGATTCCTTCTGAAAATAAGATAGTTGAAATCAACAAACCCATCATGACACCTGAAGGTGAAATAATATTGAATGATATTACTCTTCTTGATAGGGCTAAAGTTGTTGTTGATAAATCCCCAATGAGTACAACAATGAGAGCGGTTGAAAGATCAATTAACACAGAATTACTTAGAGTAATTGGTGGTGAAAATCCAATAACTAGAGCTGAAGCTGTTAAAAATGTGATGAGAACCTTGGATGGTTCATCATCTGAGCGCTCAAGACGAGAAGAAAACGCAACACTTGAATTGGATATGGCTAAAGAAAGAGCTAAAACAGATATTTTAAATAATAAGTATCAACAGTTGCAAATCCAGATGGGTATGCAACAAATGATGTCTCCCCAGATGGCTGCGGTTCAACAGCAGGGTGGGCAACAACCGGGACAGAACCCACCGGGCAATCCAGCAGCTGATTTAGAACAAAGTAACCAACAAATAACACAAAGTTAGGAGTTACAGTATGGAAGAATTGAAATCTAGACAAGATGTGGTTGAAAGAGCTGCCAAAGATCCAGAGTTTTTGAATTCGATTTTAACTGGGTCTTTTCAAAAAGAAGAGTCAGAACAAGAGAACCCACAGGAAAACGAAGAATATAATGATTCTGTAGAAAACGAAGAACCTACAGTTGAAACTTCTGATGAACCAGAAGAAATTGTCAATGAAGATGAAAAACAACGTAGATATATTGAGTGGAAAGAACAGGAAATAAACAAAGAAAAAGAGCGTGTCCTTAATCAGGAACGCAATTATATGGAAATGGTAGAGAAAGAAAAGAAAGCTCGACAAGACTTAGAAAAGAAACTTGAAGAGCTACAGAAACGTATCAACGAAAGCCCTTCTCCTGCTAACCAGAATGTCGAAGACGACGAAGAGGATGATCCGTATGCCTCTGAATATTCTAAGCAGACAAGGCACATGGTTAAAGAACTCACCAAAGCTATCGACACCGTTAAGACCGGCGAAGTGGGAGAGCTTAAAGAGGAACTTCTTCGTTTAAAGAAAATAGAAGAGAACAGAGTTAAAGAATACGAAGAAGAAAAACAAAAGCAGGAAAACGAATTTCGTCAGAAAAAGTTGGTTGAAGAACTGAATTCTTTCGCTTCGAGACACCCTGAAATTAAACCTTCTGATTCCATTGACAAATTGACTAAGGATTGGATGTCATTTAGAAAAAACATTCTAAATCTAACCAATGCTACTTCTCAGGCAGAACTTGAGAATTATATAGATGATTATGTTAATGGTGGTAAAACCAAAGATCTTGCTGATAAACACGGTATCCCGTTCGTTAATGATTATGATAAGCTGATGGCTATTTATGATCTTCTCGATATGAAACGTGGTATTAAATACAACAAGACTACTGGTAAAGAAGAAGTAATTTTGGATGATGAAGGAAAGCCTGTTCGTTATCGTAATATTGATGAGGCTTATAAACTGAGTAAATATTATGATGAAATGAATAAGGCTAGAATTAACTCGTTTAAAGACGTTCAGAATAAACTAAACCAGCGTCGTCAATCTGCTGTTACTTTGGATAATGAGGAAACTGCAGGGTTTTCTACTGGAATTTCAAAGGAACAAATTAGTGAGCTTTTAGCTCTAAATCCAAAACAGTATAAAAACAATCCAGAACTGAGGAAAAAGGTAGAGGCTGTATATAGGATGTATGGTCAAACTCCCCCTCGGATCTAATTAAAAGGAAGAAATATTATGGCTAATATTACTAAACCGGGAACTGGTACTCTTAGTACCCCCGTACTTTCTGGCGGTATTACCAATGCCAGTATTGACGCTACTGCTAGTCGTCCTTATTCTTTTCATACTCAAGACACAGATCAAGGTCTTTTGCTTGATATCATCAATCGTAAGCTCCAAATTGAGTCTACTCTTGATGATGTTTTTGTTGATCTTGGTGCTGAGGTTTCTTACAACGGTGGAAAGGTTTCAATTCCCGATTCTGTTGTAATGAATGTTAGTTCTGAGAAGGGTCCACGAACTCAAGTGATGCCCATTGAGAATCCCCTTGCCGGCCCCGGTCTTGGAGGTGTGTCTGAAAGAATGCAGGGTAATGAAAGATTCGCTACTGTTCAGTACATGAAGATTTATTACAATGAGTTCTTTCAAGGTGTTGCTGGTGAGAAGTGGGGTGTCCATCACAACGACATGCAAGTAATCAATTACTATACAAATGAGCAGCCCAGACTGTCCAAATGGTTCAAAGAGGACCGTGGTAAGCAGTATCGTGAGGCTCTCCTTGAGCGTTATGCGTGGCCTCTGACTAAAGATGGTGTTGTCAATGACACAACCGGTTTGACCCAGAGCTACAATCCCAACTGGTTTCTTGCCAACACTGATTTTTCAGACAATGATGCTTTGTATGATCCCACTTCATCCACGTTCATTAGCAATCTCGATACTGCTTTTCAGGCAGCGGACACTGGAACTAATGGTGTTAATGCAAACATCAGCCTTGATTACCTTATTTACTTGTCTGAGTATGCTGCAAAGCAGAAGAGAATTGAGACCGTGAATATTGGTGGACAGGAATCTTTTGTTGTGTGTCTGCCTTCTAGTCAATATATGAAATTGCTTCAGGATACAGATGGTCAGCTTGGTGCTATTTGGACAAAGGTTGCCGATCTGTCTGAGCAAGAGCAGAATTTTCCTGGTGTTGTTGGTCGTGTAATGAATTTGGTTATCGTTAAGGACACTCGTTTCCCAACGATTACCTCAGATTACGCAGGGTCTCATACAGTTACCTATGTTGAGCCGGGTAATATCGATAACCGTCCTAGTGGCGTTTACGATTCTGCCACCAATGCAACTTGGGAAATTGGTTTCCTTCTAGGTAAGGGTGCAATCATCGATTGGACTGTTACTCCTCTACACTTTGAGACTGAGGAAACTGAGTACGGTAAGATCTATGGTAAAGCTGCTTTCACAGAAGAGGGTATCCAACTTGGTAATACTTTCGATACTGATACAGCAAGTAATGGGAACATTAAGAACTTTGGTTCTATTGCTCTCGGCTTCACAGCTGCAAGTAATGTAACTGTGGCCTAATTGATTGGAGGGGGATAAAACCCCCTCCTTTAATAACATTGATAAATCCATTATAAAGGAGAGTTAAATGTATATTACTAGAGACTATGTTAAATCGACCGCTAAAAAAGAAGTAGAAAATTTTATTTCTAGTTGTCAACAGGCTGGAGTTGATATAATTGAGATTTGTTATTCTGAAATTACTGCATCTCCCCCAAAAATTAATGGTTTTGAGGTTCCCATTACCCATTTTAAAGGAACAACAACTAGAAGTTCAGAACTTAATGTGACCGTTGGTTTTGAAACCGGAAGTCTATTTTATCACCCGGACAAGAATGGTCGTTGTTGGGGTTATGTTGCAGCAACTGAAAAAAATCTTGAAAAAATTAAACGAAATTTTGCAAGAAATTGGTTTTGGATTGTAGACAAAAAGATTGAGAGTGAACTCAAGAAACAGGCTGCTGAAGAAGGACTTCCCACAGATCCTGTTGGTGGTGTTCTTAAGATCAAACGAAACAAACGTGAAGTTGAGCTTGAGAAACACAATAGTAACCTAAATAATAAAATCACAGAACTTCAGGAGAGACTAGAAAGACTTCAGAGAGATAAAGAGGATGCTTCAGATCGACTCAAAAACGAGAATGAAAAGCGTCTCAAAAACGTCAAAATTAAAGATCGAAAAAAAGCTCTTGAAAATATTAAAAACATGAGAGAATCTGAATAATGCTTACTTCTTCATTAATAACTCTTATAAAAAAATCTGCTACTAATTGGACGACTGAAAGTATAAGAGAATTATTAAACGAAGTTCATCGCATTTGTCTCACAACTAAACCTGTGGGGCAAATGCGTGTATTTGATACTTCGACTGGTAATGATTATTTGTTTACGACTACAAACAATCAGTTTCAATATGAAATAACTACAACGAATGGGTTTCCAGAGAATGCTTGGAGAGTAACAAATATTTATACTAGTAAAGATGATCCAAAGGGTTCTTCTATTGATTTTATTAATACAGACGCTACACAGGATGAACCTTGTAAAATTTTATTTAAAGAAAACCCCGGTTTGTCAGAATATTATTTTGAATATTTTAAAAAACCAAGAGAAATAACATCTGCTTCTATTCAGTTAAACGTACCACCTCAATATCATATTGATGTAGTTAAAGAGGGTGTTCTTGGGTTGATAGAACTGTCTGATAATGGCCGCTCTGAAAGGTGGGATAGATTCATGACATTTCTAGTGCCAAAACTCATATATAATTTGAATGAGGGTAGTAAAATGGTTGGATACTATGTGGATTCAACTAAAGGTGGTTTTTAATGTCTGAAAATACATTTACTCCACATACTAGACAACAAGATGAAAGAGAAATTGTTCGTGAACAGAAAGATTTCTCTTCTGGTATATATAGGGATATTCCAGCAACAGAAGTTCCAGAAACTGGTCTTGTTGATTTAAAAAACTTTAGAGACCATGGAAGTTATTTAGAAGGAAGAACCGGTAGTAAAAGATGGGGGGATTATTCTTCTTTTACTGAATCCGCAAGTTTGCCAGTTTTAACTTCTGGTTATACAACAACCAGTTTGGTGAGTGGTAATGAAAGAACAATAACTGCTACTGTTGGAGATTCCTTTTCTGATTATGATGTTGGAGATTACTATATACATGATGATGGAACGAATGAAAGAATAACAGAGATAATTTCATCTACTGAAATAACAACATACACAGAATCAGATGAGGAAAAATCTTCAGTTAATGGAAAAATAAGAGGTAAAATAAATGGGCTCTTTTTTCATTCATATTCAAGAAAAGTAATATTAGTTATAAAAAAGAAAATATATATCTCAAATGATTATACCATTACTGCTTGGAGAGAATGTGCTTTAATTGCAAACAACGGATTAAGTAATAGTGTGTGTACTTTTGGTGAATTGAATAAATATCTTTTAATATTTAATGCTAATGGTATTTATAGATTAAATACTTATGATGATCCTTATTATGTTTATAAAGTAAATTCAGATGTTCCATCTGAGTTGCTAACTTCTGTAAATCCAGAAAGTGTGTATCTTAGAAGATTTACTTATACTTTTTCCAGATTGTCTGGAACTGGGCTGCTTAGGAATCGACTTACTGCTGGAGTAACTTTGATTCAAGAAAGTGGTAATGTTGAAGCAAATGAAACCAATAAAGATTACACTGATCATTATTCAGCAAGTTCTTTTGGTTCAGAGAATTTAGTAAGTGGTCTAACAAATGGAAGAAATTTAGATGGTGTACCAGATCAACATTGGACACATTATTCTATATATGCAACCTTGGATATTGGAAATAATGGATTTGATCCAGTAAAAAAAGAAGTAAATAATTCAGAAGTTTATATTTGGCTTGATGATATATCAATAGCTAAACCTTTTGATCTTACTATTTCAGGAACTGATTGTATTTCATCGGTTCCAGTTTTTAGTTATAGTGATAAAGATTCTATTGTTCATTTTTATGATACAAACACAAATAATTTTTCTTCTGCTACAATAGATTCGATCTCCAGCCAGACACAATTTACAACAACTCTACCTATTGGAGATGTAACATCACAACCAGCCTGTATTGGAGCCAAACTCCCATTTGCCTTAACTCAGTCTAGTGGTGTTATTAATTATACTAAATCAACATCTCCGGTGGTGGTAACTTTTAATTCATCTTCTAATATCGTTGAATATAACATTCATCCATTTGAAACTGGAGATAGAATAACATTTAACGACGATTCTGGTACCATGCCAATAGGTATCTCTTCAAACACCGATTATTTTGTTATTGATTCTAGTTTAAATTATTTTAAAATAGCAGAAACTTATAATGATGCTATCAATGGAACGGAAATAGATTTTTCAGATAATGGTTCTGGAACAATAACCATTGATTATAGTTATTTATCTAGTGCTGATGTAAATAAAACAATATATCTATCCAACGGTGATTATAGAGTAATCAAAAGTGTTTCTGGTGGTATAGTCAGTGTTTATGAAAATAGTTCTGAATACAACATTGATTCTTCTGTAATTGGTGTAATAGACCCAAACGGTAGGAATTATACAGATAAAACTTCAGACGATACATTAAGAACTAGAGATGGAGATCCTTTTTTTCTATTATCATTAAGATTTTATAAACCACTTCCTTCTTCTGATATCGGAGAAATAGAAGCCGGTTTTGTTTTTACTGCAAAAAGAAATGAATCTTATGTTTATTATTCTTCTGTTCCAGAGAATTTTGAATACTATATTGGATATTATCATCCAAGATACCAAATAGCACGTTTTAAGGGTCTTATAAGGGCAATAAAGTCATTATCAGATAGGTTGGTAGTGTACCTTGCGAATTCGACCTATACGGTACCTCTAAACGTGTTTGATACGGTTGATTTAAGAGATATAGGTCTTATAATTCCAGTTATATCTGGACAAACACTTGCGGACTCATCTATAGGTCTTTTAGATTATGGTAGTTTGGTTAATCTAGATATTGGAAAACATATTATGATTACAAATGAACCAGCCATTAGAATATTTGATGGTGACCAATTTAGTGAAAATATAGCATCACAAAGATTTATGGATACACTAAGATCATTACAAGTTGCAACGTCAGCTATTTATGATCCAAGAATTGGTTATAATTTTTGGGGTTTGGATGAATAATGTCTGTTGATTTTTATGCAAATAAGACATCGGGTTTTCCAGATTTTAGAGTTACATTTACTCCAATAATAGATGATGATTTAATTATAGACGAAGTTGTGGATGGTAATAATATTATTATATCAGATCCAACTTCAACTATAATTTTTGAGGATGTAATATGAGTACAACTAGAGCTAAAATATATGAGTATGAAAACACTCAATCTTTGGTTGAATCTTTGTTGAATGATAGACAAAATGGTTTTTCCACAGATACATATAAATTAATACATCAATGGGTTGGTGGTATACAAAAGCATTGGAGTCCAGATGAGGGTAGTCAAACAAGGACGGGAAATCAGATAATAAATGGTATACTTCAAGTAAATACATTGTCATCATCAATATCTGATAGTGTTTTAGTTGAAGATTCTGGTGTGTTTAATAAAAGAACCATAAGCCCATCTGTGTGGGACGGCGGAGCTTTGGACTCGCACCTAGGCGACAGCAGTATTCATTTTACTGAGGCGTCAATTGATCACACTGCTATACAAAATATAGGTGTAAACACACATTCTCAAATAGATACTCACATAGCTGACAACACCATCCACTCAAGCATCAGCGCATTGACTACCGGCTATATCCCGTATTGGGACGGTAGTGTGTGGGGCGATAGCCCCGCCTCCGTTTCTGGGAGCACAATATCATTTGATGGCAGTGTCATCATCGACGGAAATGCCTACTTTGATTGCGGCTCAACTGGAACGAATGCGGTTTATATAACCCGCTTCGGTACAAGTAATCAAGGCCTTAAGATTTATGCCGTCGACAAAGATTTGTACATGCGCTACATTGAGGACTCGGGGGAGCCCGCGCCGGGCACATGGCATTTTTATATTGAGAAAGACGGCGGGCCGTCGTATGAGTGGTTGAGAGCTGAGAATGACGGTGACGCACGATTCTATTATAATTTGTCTATTAATGGCTCACTTGATGTAGGCGGTGCGCTTGACGTTGGCGGTAATGTGTTAATTGGAAATAATACAGGGCAAGAAAAGATAGTTTTAAAAGGGTCTAACGGTTTAGCGAACGCTTGTGAGATAGAATTTCAAGAGTCCAATGTGGGCAACGGAATGTCTCTACTTTATAATAGCGCAGACAATTACCTCGAGGTATGGGATAATGTTGATACTGAGCGTCTTTTTTACATACATCGCGAGGGTGGCGACTTTAACTATGTTGGCAGTGGGGTAATTGGCGGGGATTTTGCAGTAACTGGTATAGTGACTGGTAGTAACCTTAATATTTCTGATTGGGATACCGCCCATAATCACACTTTAGACGGTTCCATACATTTTACTGAGGCGTCAATAGACCATACCGCCATCCAGAATATCGGGACACATACTCACACACAGATTGACAGCCACATCGCTGACAACACCATCCACTCAAGCACTGCCGCGATGTCTACCGGTTATATACCGTACTGGGACGGTAGCGTGTGGGCCGATAGCCCCATGGCCCTTTTCGATGGTGGTATTGGTTTATCGGGCCCGTTGGTGGTGGACGGCAGTGCTACGGTTCGGAACAACCTGACTGTTGATGATGATATTTACAACTCCAATTTGAGGATTTACAAAGACATCCCCGGTAACTCATATATTGTCAATCAGGTTGGCGCGGAACTATCGATAATATCTAATACGGTAGGCAGCAACTATGGGTCGCTGCTTCTGCGGGGAGGGAATTACCTCCGACTGCAATCAGATAGCGGTGCTGTGCGTATATATCAATCCAGTTTTCGGGTGGATGGCACGTCGTTGTTTGGTGATACTGTGACGGTCAATGCGTTGTTGGATGTCAACGGCAACGCGGATATATCAGGAACGCTTGATGTTTCCGGCAATGTCACTATAAAAGGGAGCCTATACCTTGATGATACCGACTTGTCAATTTACCATTCTTATGATACTACCTCCGACGTAATGAATTTCAAGGCTTCCGACTCCAACAACTACGGAAATTTTAAGTGGTACAGTGAAAAGCGGGACGCTTCAGACAATCGGCTTGTTGGCGCATACATTGGCGATAGAAAAAGATGGGAATTTTACGAAGATGTGGGCATGAGCGAGTCTCTCGCAGTTACCGAGCGTGTTGAGGGCAAGTCTTTGCGTGCCACTGGAAATGCTTCTTCGAGCGGGTTTACTGGGGATAGCATCTATCTTAGGGTTTTAGGGGAGTCCGATTCTGAGATATTGGCCTATGATTACACCGGTTCGCACAGGATAAGCCTCAACGTAGATTGCAGTGATTTTACAATAGACCATGCCGGTACAAAAATGGCGGAGTTTACGCAGTCGAAAAACTATCTATATAAAAACACCGACGTTATTGGCTCTCTGGATGTTACCAACTCAATCACCGCTGCGCTGGTGGACGCGACAACGGTTGAGGCGGATAATGTTGATGTGGGATCTGCGCTGACAATAGGCGGCAGCGGTAACGTCCCTATAAAATCAGTCACTGAGTATAGCGGTACCTTTGCTGACACCTTTGAGGTTTCAGTGTATATAACGCTTCCAGCAGAAGGACGGTACTATTTAATGTTGCAGGTAGATGATGGCCTCGGCTGGTTGACGTATAGCAGCTATTACGCTTCAAGTACAAATTATTTGCAACTGGACCAATACAATAGCGGTGGGGGGTTTGTAGAGATACGAGCCTATAACTCAGAGGGGAAGTTTAGAAATAAAGCGTATAATTTAATCGCCATAAGAGTATCATAAACCAAAGAAGAATCCATGCTTGACCTATCAGCAAAACTACCGGCACCCATTAAGGATACATTTTGAAAAAAGTTAGAATTGTACTCACGTTGCCCAACGGTATAAAAGAAGAAAACACCATTGCTTTTCAGTGTATAAATAATTTAAAGGATACTCTGGAATATCAATTTGAGTATTATCCTGTTATTGGGGCAAGTGTAGGTAAGAATAGAAACTTTGGGATTTCAGAAGGTAATCATCTTAAACGACAAACCAGTTTCAATTTTGATTATATACTTTTTATTGATTATGATATTGAGTTCATTCAAAATGATGTTTTAAGTTTGCTCTCTCATAATAAGTTTATAGTTTCTGGTATTTATCAATTAAAAGAAGATAGGAATAAGTCGGTTTGTGGTTATTGGGGAGTTACTTCGGGGGTTATAGGAAAATATGTTGATTGGAATGATTCGGGTTTGGTAAAAGGAGTTGATTGGTGTGGGGGCGGATTTCTATTGATTGATAAGTGGGTTTTAAAAAATATGAATTATCCATATTTTACACACCAATTAATAGAATATCAAGATTATTGTTTGGAAACTTCTGAGGATTTAGGATTCTCTATGAACATAAAGAAGTTTGGTTTTAGTATATGGATAGATTGTGATTGTAAAGTTAAACACGTTTAAGGAGGAAATGATGAAGAAGATTGCTATTTTAAAAGCTTATAATGTATTTGATTATATTTTGAAAAAAAATGAAAAGAATGTCAAATATAATTATCTTATAGCCATTAATAAAGATAAGATAAAATCAATTAAAGAAGTAATAACAGAAATTAACAAACCA